TGGGTAAAAATGACTGGTGCTGTGGATTACGACCAAGCAATATTTGGTGAAGGAACCGTCATGTCTACCACAAGCCACGCCGGTATTTTTAACTTCCAAAGTGGCACTCTCACATACCGAAATAATGATGCTACAAAAAACGCTACAGACCAAATAGTTGTGCAATCCTCGACTGTAACTGCATCAGGACAATGGACACACGTAGCGCTAACGCGCTCTGGCAACACTGTATCTCTTTATCAAGACTTTGAGTTGGTGGATAGCAACACATTCACTGATGATGTGATCATCGATCAATGGGGCAACGGACCAAGTGCTACAGGATTCACGGGCTTCTGGGACGAATTACGCGTTTGGTCGGATGCTAAAGAAGGGCATGAATTAGCCATTGACGGACGCCGTACTATCGATCCCGCGTCAGCGGGGTTGTTGCGCTATTACAGCTTCAATGATGCTGCCGGTTTCGATCTTAGTGGTAACGACATTGCTTTCATGTTCACCAATACGACTTCTTCTGAGAATAGTCCTGTTGCTGTTGCCGCAGAACACGCGTTTGATCTTGGGACGGCGCAATACACCACAGGATATCAAGACACTTCGTCAACATGGACAGAAGTCGAAGTTACGGATCATAAAATTCCTTCGCAAGCTCGTACCATGCGAATCACTTTTGACACACGTGTCGTAGGGACTAACGAACTTGACGCCCGTATTGATAACTTGACAGGTCATATCATCAATACAGGTGAAGAAGGTATTGTTCTTGGATACATGACTGATAACATCGCATGGGAAGCGAACACAAACGGAGTAGGCACTGCGAACAAGGCGAGCGGATCGGTAGGAAGTACCATTTCCGGTGTGGGAGTATCACTCACAGGCGAAAATGCATTTCTTCGGGCAGGACGTGTTATTGCGGCAACAGATACTCGTACATTCATTGTTGAAATCGATGAACCACGCGCAGTAGATGCATGGTTCAACGGAGGTGCTGTTATATTTGAAACAGGACAAAACGCAGGCAGCGCCATGGAAATTAAGAGTTGGGATGCGGCCCTAGGGCAAATCGAACTGTTTTTATCTATGCCTGCTTTGATTAAAGCCGGTGACCTATTTTCAGTATATCCCGGATGCGACAAATCTCGAATCAGTTGTGCAGCCATATTCCGCAACATCGAAAACTTCTTCGGAACACCAGACATTCCCGGACAAGATGAACTTTACCGCTATCCGGATTCAGTATCATGACAACATCAAACGACATTGTAGAACACGCTCGCTCTTGGATCGGAACGCGTTGGGTCCATCAAGGACGTACGAGCAAGGGCATTGATTGTGCAGGACTTTTGATATGCACTGCACAGCGCTTCGATCTGCCAAACGAGGATTTGACTGGATATGGTCGGCAACCCGGTAAAGAATTTCTTCGTCAGATAAAAAAATTTACCATTCCCGTGCGTCCACGCATGCCTATACACGGTGCAATTGGTATTTTTAATGATACCATCATGCCTTGTCACACAGGCATTTTTGCTGTAGATTGTGAAGGAAGGGTCACTGTAATTCATTCTGAATCGTGGCCAAAGCGCCGCGTTCATGAACAAGATTACGCGGAATCTTCCCTTCCATTGCGTGACCGTTTGGTCGATATTCGCCTCTTTAAAGGTGTGAACTATGTCGAGTAGTGTCGGACGCCTAGCCCTAGGTGTTGTTGGTGGCCTTATTGGTGCACCATTTGGCCTTGCGGGAGTTGGTTTTTCCATTGGTTCTGCCATTGGTGGTTTCCTCTTTGCCCCCGAAGGGCCTTCTGTTGAAGGACCACGCCTTGGTGACACCGATGTCACTGCGTCCAGTCTAGGAAAAGTTATTCCATTTCATTACGGCGTTACCCGATCTGCGGGCAACGTCTTCTGGTCGGCTGGTCTCAAAGAAGTTAAGACGGAAGAAGATCAAGACGGTGGCGGTAAAGGTGGCGGCGGAGGTGGAACAGTCACGTCGTACAGTTACTCGGCATCTTTTGCGTGCGCGTTTGGACGTGGGCCAGCGGAAAATGTTCTCCGTATGTGGGCAGACGGAAAACTAATCTATGACGCCACTGGAAGTAGCTCTTCGACAAGCTCAAACTCTTCCGATCCTTCATTCAACTTCCGGTTCAAATCGGGAGGTGTGAACGAAACTGTCGATCCTCTTATTGCCGAATCCATCAACCGTCGTTTGGCAGGCCTTCCAGATGTGAATGAAGGTAACGGACCTCAATCCGACTATCGAACAATGGCTGAAATTATTGCAGAGACAAGCACAAGCTCTGACTCTCGTTCAGCGATATATGCAACGTATTTAAATGACTTGCGGATCGAAGCAGAATCGGCAGGAGGAACTCCGCCTAATTACCAATTTACTCCGGCGTATAAAGAACTTTGTTACATCGTATTCGATGATATGCCTTTGGAAGATTTTGGTAATCGTATTCCAAACATCACCGCAGAGATCGTGTGGACAACAGACAACAACGTTGATCCAAACGACACTGTTGCCGAGAACGCTATAATTGAAATTTCTTCTGTAACAGACACGCCTGAATCCGGTATGGGTGTTGACGGTGTGTCCCAGTCCTTGCTTGTTCGCAGTAATAATCAACTACGTCGGTTCTCAGCCACGTCGCTGCGAGAAACATTGGATCGCAGTGCAAGTCAGACAACCATCAGCGCAGACGAAACATCTTCTATCACCACAACCGTTTCTGATATTCTCGGCGCAGATAATGCGGGAAATTTCATTGTCCGTGCGACGCGTTCTGGCGATGAGACAACCCCTGTAGTTGCAAAAGTCACCAACACTTCTTTGGAGATTATCGGTTCTGTTGAAGGAGACAATGTTCCTGTAATAACTCCTTCGGGGGCGCGTTCTTCTACGTTTGGTACATTCGCGGGTTCTAATGGTTCTCGATCTTTGTTTGCCACATGTGATTCAGATGGTGATTTCTATTTGTTCCAAACAGATGGTGACACCCTTCCTGTCGTGTGGGGATTTGACGATAACACCTTCTCTGGGCCCGGTGAAGGTCCTATGATATCTGGTGGTGGTGGTGCAGGCGAAACTGTTGTGTTCTGGGCTTCCTCAAGTGGCACAACTTGGACCCTATATCGTATTGATATCCAATTCGGAGTAGGTGATGTAACTCCCGTTGTTAGTTTTACAATCATGGACAGTGGCAACAGTTCTACCGAAGAACCTATGACAATTCTGTATAGTCTGTCCACTGACTCTCTTACCGTTTTGTTCAACACGCCTTCGGGCGGTCGTATAAAACAGTACGATCCAGAAGCCGAAGGAAACAGCAACGATCCGTTCGAGCAGTATTCAAATGATCTGACTTTGTCACCTCCTTCCAAGAAATCAGGTCTTCAACGATCTGCTGCAACCGGAAGTATCCTAATTTATCTGAACGGCAATGATGCGGCTGTAATCGACACTTCTAACGGAGCGGAGACACTTTATTCTAATGCTCTAACCAATGCCGCTTCTGACAATGTTCAATTGTACTTGTCATCCAGTGCTTCGGTGTTTAGCTGGATCGACGGCGTTCCTACACGTGTGTCATTCGACAATCTTAGTACAAATCTGTATTCAACTGATTTGTCTTCCGTGATCACAGACATTTGCCAACGTACTGGCATGGAGTCAGACGAATATAACGTGTCTGAAATTGCCGGAAAATACAACGTGCGTGGGTACACGATTGGGCGTTCTTCCAATGGGCGTAAAGCTCTTGAAAATTTGTTGCTGGCATATTTTGTTGATGGCATTGAAACCGACTGGGAAGTTACTTTCCGCGAACGAACTACTGAGCCTGTTCGCACAATCACCGAAGATGAATTGGGTGCCATTCGATCTCCCACTGGTGATGTGCATTTACTGGAATCTCGTCAGCCTGAGTACGATCTTCCGTCCGAAATCTCTATGGTTTTTACTGACCTAGAACGGGATTATCAACAAGGGTCTGCACATATGCGTCGGGTGTCTAACCCGACTCCTGTTATGTACTCTAACAAAACACAGAACATCGAACTGCCTATGGTGCTTCGAGAAAGCGAAGCACGGGACATTGCTCAACGTCTTCTGTTCCTGACATGGATGTCTCGTGAGACTTCAAAAACACGTTTGCCTTGGACACACGCTGATCTTGATCCTACGGACGTTGTTCAAATCCAATTGAACGACGGGCGTATCTTGACAGATCGCATCGCCAAAGCTACAATGGGTGCAAATTTCGAGATTGAAATGCAGTCCGCACGTTCAGGCGATCCTGTGTACACGCCACAGGAAAATGCAGTGATCAGTTCTTCGAACATTCCATCTACATCTATTTTGAGCCCTGCGTTTTCAAAGATGTTCGTGTTCGACATTCCGTTGCTTTACGACTTCCACGACACAAACCGAACCTCAACCCGTTTCTATACTGCGGTTGGTTCGGACACCCCGCTGTTCCTCAGTGCAGACCTGTTTGCATCGCCAGACAATTCTACTTTTACTAACTTTGACACCGCTCAGATTGATGTTACTTGGGGACAAGTTGTTGGAAGTCCATTACCTACGCCCCGTTCACTATGGACTACTGACACGGATAATTCTTTGCGTGTCGTATTATCTGTGGATAATGGTGATATTGCCAGCGTAACACGTGCGCAGATTTTGAATAATAACGCCAATTTAGCTTTGGTATGGAACCAATCCACTGGAATTGGTGAAATCATTCAGTTCCAGAACGTTACCGACAACGGAGATGGATCAATTACGTTGGATACTCTGACACGAGGTCGACGTGGTACAGATTATGCTACGACAGGGCATAGCGCGGGCGAGTTATTCATCCTTCTGACAGATGTTGCAGTAATGCCACAACAGAATTCCTTGGCAATTATTGGGTCCACCCAATATTACAAAGCTGTATCACGGGGGGCACTTGTTGGAGGAACATCGGCAACTAGCACAACATTTGAAGCACGGGACCTTAAACCTTACGCGCCTAGCCATCTTGCTCGTACTGATGACGGTGTTGACCTAACTATCATGTGGACACGTCGTAGTCGCGTTGGTGGTGAATGGAACATGTTCGGCACAGGTATTGAGACAGTTGCGTTGCACGAAGACGCGGAAGCCTATGAGGTATTTTTGCTTCCGAACAGTCCGAATGCTTTACAGAATTTTGACGACAACAATTCCAGCACTTACTTAGAACGGGTACAAACAACTACCCCTACCACAACATTTGACGGAACGGATTTGGCTACGTTTGGATATGCATTGACGGACAACATTAACATTGTGGTTTATCAGGTCAGTGCTCAAGTTGGGCGCGGGTTCCCAAGCTTCGCCTCTCTCGCCGCGTAACCATATTTCCTTGACAACACGGGCGGCATCCCGTACAAAAGGCTCATCTAGGAGAAACACATGCCTTTGGGTAATACACCACAACTTCAAATTCCGCTAATGGCGGAGAATGACAACCAAAAGTATCTCGCATTTAACGATGCGATTCAGGCACTCGATGACTCTGTTAATCGTCTTTTTGAACTTGATTTCACGGCATCAAATCTCACATTGTTGGAAAGCCAACTTACTAGGTACCAATATTTCCGAGGAACGGTGGCACGGCTGCGATCACTTTGACACACGGTGTGGGTGGTGTAACTATCGATGTCCTCTCCAATACTATTGTATTAGTTTACTGTGATGGAACAGATATTAATTCCGTTTCATCTGGAAGTGGTACTGGAGGTGGCGGAACTGGATTTACCATGGCTGTGCAGGATGAAAATGATCCCGCTTTTGTCACCAATCCAACTTTTATGAAGTTTGTGGGAAACAGTGTAGCAGCAACTTTGAACGGTCTCGGTGCAGAAGTAGTTTTCACACTGTCCGAGACTCAAGATGATGGCGTATCCCAGCAGACAGACACTAGTTTTTTCAATTTCACAGGTTCTGGTGTAACGGTAACACCTAACGGATTAGGTGTAGATGTAGATGTTCCCGGAGGGGGATCAGGTATCGAAGTCAGGGAAGAAGGGATTGTAGCCCTATCTTCACCAACATTAAATTTCATAGGACAAAATGTAACTGCTGTTAATAACGGTGGTGTAGCGGATGTTTCTATCGTATCCGCTTCTATTCAAGATGAATCTGTACTTGTTTCAGGTGATCCCACTTTCATTAACTTCACAGGTTCTAATGTAACAGTAACACCTAATGGAGTAGGTGTGGATGTAGATGTTTCTGGAGGGGGATCAGGCGTCGAAGTAAGGGAAGAAGGAACTGTCGCCCTTACTTCACCCACACTAAATTTTATAGGCCAAAACGTTACTGCTGTTAACAACGGGGGTGTAGCGGATGTTTCTATCGTATCTACTTCTATCCAAGATGAATCTCTACTTATTTCAGGTGATCCCACTTTCATTAACTTTATCGGGACAGGAGTAGTTGTTACTCCAAATGGAACAGGAGTAGATGTTACTTTTTCTGGTGGTGGAGGAGGCACGGTTGACGAAGCCCCTTTGGATGGGAAACCTTATTTACGTCTAAATGGCCAGTGGGTCGAGTATACTGGAACCGATTTCGATTTTACAGCTCCTTCTGTTGGTTTTACTGCTGCAACCAATCCACAAGCTTCGCTTATTTTCAATTAAGGCACACAAACATGAAAACCGCACGTATCGACTGGACAGAGACAAACACTGGAGTTGATGAAGAAGATGAAATTCAAATTTATAGGTCTACAGCGCCTTTTGATTTGAATACGCTTCCCCCTCTTTTGGCAACACTTGCTCCGAATTCTATGGAGTACGATGATCGTACAGTTGTATCAGGAGTTTATTATTATGGCATCGTATTGGTTAAAGCCGGTGAAACTTCTTTATTGACTTTGGTTTCCATTGATGTTGGGCCTCCTGTGTCCGCGTTTGACCCCACCACTCTGTTCGCTAATGGAGAAGTAGGAATTATTGTGGACCCGTCTACGCCATCCACAATCTTTTCTGATGCGGCTGCGACCGTACCCGCAATTGCGAATACAGATAATATCGGGGCAATAACTGACCTCGCTGGTGGTGTCCATAGTTTTATACAAGCGACAGCGGGATCACAACCTGCTTACAATTCGGATGGTACACATTACTGGATTGAGCCCACAAATGATTTCATGCGTATTCCCGGCTCATCGTCTTCATTCAAGTTCCTGCATGACGATTCTGGTGCCGAAGTTATTATTGGACTGCGGGCGGGCCTTACCGAAAATGTGAATGATATTTTTTCCATTATCGATACGTGCAACGTCTCATCTAGTTCTATCGGAAGCTCCATCTTTTACGATGATCGTAATTCACTTCCACGTTCAAACGAAATTCATCATCTCGTAACCACAGGTGGAGGGACTGCCAACAATCCAGTTGATCGAGGCCTTCCAGACGCTGTAAAAGCTATGAAAGACTGTGTCACCGGAGTACTTTTTCAAGATGAGAATGGTAATGATAATGCTATTCTTTCTGATTTTGCGCAGTCTTACGGGGGACGTAATGTAACGGCGATCTCATCAAACTCTACTTTTGATTTGACTCTTATGCGGCGTGCATCTTCTAATGACTTCTTTTTTGATGGACGCATTTATTTTATTTTAATTATTAACCGTGTACTCACTCAAGACGAGCGCAATGATGTGGTAGCTTTTATTAAACAAAAAATGCCTCAGACACAATCAGAAAATACGTTATTTTCTTTTAGCGCAGGTTCTCGAACAGAATGGTTTGTTGATAAATCCAATATCGAAAGTAGTGTGAATGTTTCTTTTGACGTACAATCTCCAAAGCCTTATGTAGAAGGGCCTGTAAGCGAGGTTAATGGGCTAAATTCAGCAACTTGGGATTTTGATAAATATTATCCTACTATGGTTTTGAAAGATGGACTCTTCGAAGTATGGCAAGGCTGCTTTGATGATGTTGGTGCACACTCGGGAATTACATATTCGACCTCATTAGATGGACGTTCATGGACAAAGCCCGATCTAAACATTGTTAATTACGAGGGTTCTACCGCTAATAATCTTGTCAATACAGGATACGATCCTACAGTTATCTGGGATGGAACTCAATATATTGTTCAGTTGGGCGTGGGTCCGGGTAATGCAGGAATAGAACAGGGCAATTGTTTTATTTACACGTCTCCAGATGGTATTTCTCTTACACAGCAAATGGAGTTAAATCCTAGCTATTATTCAGAACACCACGGACTTGGTCTGAGGGACGACGGTCGTCTTATTTCTTACTACACACGCGACCACAGTCTGGATAGGCGTAGGATTGGTACATTCATTTCTGACACCACGAATTATGCAGGAACGTGGACTGATAACGGAGTGTTTTTGTTCGGTTTCAGTGATACGGATCAGATTTATAACTTTAATCCAACTCCCATCCATGGAGTTTTCTACGCTATTGCCTGCCGTTTTGACGACAAAACAGAACGCATTTGGATGGACTTGTATACGTCACCGTCGAGCGACGGCCTCACATGGACTGTTCAAAAAGGTTGTTGGATTGGGAATACCGAATTTGGTTCCTATGATGGCGGCATGGTAGACGGAAAGAATATTACAGATGACGGTAATGAGTTGCGTGCATATTATTTTGCATCGAATAAAAACCACATTCAATCACTCCCACGCGATTCACGCTTAGCTTACGCTAGTTTGCCGTCTGGTCGTTTGGGAACAGTGAAAGGTACTTTAGGGGAAGTAACAACCACGGAATTTACACCAACCGAACCTCTTTTGATCAATTCGATTTCTTCTGGAGGCGCAATCTCTGTAGAAATTCTCGATCCTATCAGCGACACTGTCGTTTCGGGCTTTTCTAAAACTGATTGTGATGTTCTAGATGGGGATCACAAAGCACTTGAAGTTACATGGGGCGGCGTTGGAATTCCATTGGGGGTTTCTGCCAAACTTAAATTCTATATAGATTTTTAATTTACATAAATGGAGAACGAAATGGGACACATAAAAAACCACAAGTTCAACTACGCTATCAACGAGCCTGTTTTACACACAACTCGTAAGATCGTGCCGAAATTTCTAGTGATGCATTATACTGCTGGTTTCACAGCAGGAAGTGCTATCAACGCATACAAAAGCCGCCGGGTAAGTGCCCACTTGACACTTGACCTTGACGGCACATTGTACCAACACGTTCCTTTCGACACAGCGGCTTGGCATGCCGGACCCTCACGGCACATGGGGTACAATGGTTTGAACAACCACTCCATCGGCATTGAGGTTGTCAACGCGGGCTGGTTCCGCAAGGACGGCAACACTTACTATCGCGATAATCTGCGCAAGTCTGCAAGCAGCATGCCTCCAATGGAAGAGCATCGTCACAGTGGTGTAGGCAGCGGCACATTTTGGTGGCCAAAATATACCGATCAACAATTGTCTGCATTGGATGAAATCACCGAAGACATTTTGGCTGCGTACAACATTTTGGATGTGACAACGCACGAAGAGATCGACACACGCGGATGGAAGACCGATCCGGGGCCTGCGTTCCCTATCGAGCGTTACAAGCGTCTGTTGACTACCACACAACCTCACCGCGATCTTGACGGCGACAAATATCAAGTCACAGCACGCAGTCTCAACGTTCGTTTTGGTCCGGGAACAGAATTCTCCATCGCCAATAACTTGTCACGTGGTGACATTGTTGAAATTGTAGACACACGTGGGAGCTGGGCTCGTGTATATGTCGATGGAAACGATGACGGATGGGTTCACGAAGCTTACATTCGTCGTGTTTAAACAATATTTCCACCGGGAAACTGATGGAATTCTTCTCTAAATCTAGGACTCCGATGAACATTAATGATATCCTGACCGACGCCGAAGAGGATGTAGAACAAATATGCATGGCTCTTACCAACGTTAGAAGTGTTCTTCAAGATGCCGCTTACGATTACGCTCACGCAGCACTTAGTGCAGCAAATGAAACTGTTAAGTGTGTTCAAAACGCTGCTCCGTGTGTTGCAGTATGGCCACACATTGCTGAATACCAAAAATACATTAAGAAAGCTTACAGCACGCTTGAAGCCACCACGCAAGCCACTGGAATGTTGTTAATGGCAGAAGAAACCGGAGACGATTTCATTGACGAACTTAATTCCGACGCCAAAGTTGCCAGTATTGAAGTGCACGTCGTTTCCTCTATGATTGAAGGTGCTAACCTTCGTATAAATCTTGCTTTGCAAGGCGTTCCGCAGAATGGCGCTCCGGGACAGCGTTGTAACCCGAAAGTATTCGAACAAAATCCGCCACCAGAGGATTAACATGACTGAGATCATTGATCAAGGACAAACAAGCCTAACACAACAAACCGTTGATCGTGGACGACGATATTGGTTCATATCCCGCGTTACCGCATTCTGTCTAATAGTTTCAGGAATTCTTGCGGCATTATCAGGATTCGGAATCATCGCAGCCGGACCTATTGTTGAACTATACGTACGGTCCCTATTGACTTTGGCTCTGTCCGCTGTTATGGCTTATGTGACTGGTTCTGTCGTTGATTATAACGGTGGATTCGGTAACATGTTCACAAGTGATAGTCAGCAAACGTATTCGTACAGTGACGATGACGGAACCCCACGGGGATAATCATGATTACAACTATAACAGGGTTTCTTTCTTGGTTAAATCCAAAACGTCTCGCCTATTTGGCTGGGGCGTTTCTTGCTGTGTATTTGTCCGTTCAGGTTTTTGGTTTTGTTAATACTGCAATAGACAATGCGACCCTTGTAGAGAAACAAAAAATAACCATTCAATTGCAGGCTGGAGAATTAGCAACACAAGAAGCTTTGCGTGAGCAAGCCGAACGTGCACAGCTTATAGCCGAAGCCGCCCGAATTGAAGCAGAAACACGTGAAAGCGAACTTCGACAAATTCGTGACGCCGCTATCCGTGCAGAGGATGAAGATAATGGAACTATCGCCCCGGTACTTAGTGAAACTTTGCGCGCTTTGCGCGGGGATTAGTATTCTAAGCTCTTGTTCTGATTTTTTTGAAAAAGAACCTGAGATTGTTGTACAGACACAAGTGACAGAGGTTAATATTCCTTTGGCTAATCGATCATGTCCTACAATCAATCGCGAAGATATCCCTGATCCAGATGACCCTAACATCACGCAACGTGATGTAGCTGTACTTACTGTGGATGCGATCCGCGTTGCGGAACATTGCCACCGTGATCTAATGACCACAATAAAAATAATCGACGATCACAATAAGACCGCACGTGAGTTAGGTAGTATAAAAGAAAAAGCCCGCTAACGCGGGCCCCATTCATTTCAGTATTCTATCAATTCGATCCTGTACTTCCAAATCCGCCTTCACCACGATCTGTGTCAGGAAGTTCCCGATACGGCACGGGGTCCAGTGCGAGATAAGGAGTGATGATCATTTGGGCGATGCGGTCACCATGCTTGATAATGAACGGCTTGTCGCCGTGGTTGATCAAGATGACGCCAATCTCGCCGCGATAGTCGCTATCAATGACGCCAGCCATGACATCAATGCCATGCTTGTACGCCAATCCACTACGCGGAGCAATGCGACCATAGTAGTTGTTTGGGATCACGGTGCTGATGCCTGTCTTTACCAGCTTGCGTTCACCCGGCTTGAGTTCGTGTACGAATTCGAGGTTAGGTAATTCCTGATCCACGTCACGAGGATGTAGGTCAGCATAGAGGTCCATGCCCGCAGCTTGCTCGCTTCCATAAGTAGGAAGTGTTGCATGTTCTGAGGCCATTTTTGTCGGGAGTTGTTTTGTCATGTTGTTACCTTAGAGTTACGATTACGTCAATTACAAGGGTGATTATCACCCCTGTAATGATTCCAAAAATGTATGGAGTCACTGAAACCAGCCCTTGACCCGCTCAACAGACCATTTGACTGCTGCTTGAGAAGCTGGACTTAGAAATACACCGGCAACGACACCGGATACAAAGATAGCAGTGTATAAAAGCATTTGATTCTCCTTGACCGCGTTAGCGGTCATTCTAAATGTATTGAATTAGATCGTCGTATCCACCAATCAGAGTTTCACCATGATATATGATGGGTACAGAATTCATCTTAGCACGATCTGCTTGTTCAAGCAACTGGGTTTTGGCTAGAGGCCGCATGCGAAATGCAACCCCTTTCTTTTCTAAAAGCTCTGCGGCTTTGTTACAGTACGGACACTTACGTCCTGCCTGTGTGTAAATCGTGTATCCTGTCGTTTTGGTTGTGGCGGACATTTAGACAAACCTTTTCTTCTGATTTGATAAGTTCTTTCTCAAAAATCAATGCTGTCCTACGAGGTAAGACAATTGGAGAACCTTTGTAGTGTAGGACTTCTGGGAGACTATCACGGATCAGGGTCTTAGCGATAGTATTTGTTGTTGAATTTGGAAACAAATGAGTTCGCCTACGCTCGTTGACATCTTGTGCAATTCCGATATAAGCATATGTATCGTCGGAATACCTGTAGATATACACCAATTGTTCTGGATCGTTTGTTTTTCGAAACATGTGAGAACACACTTCTTCTAAAATTCCGGTGCGTTTTGCATACTTATAGGCACCAGACTGTTCTTTGCGAAACTTGTCCCTAACCTCGTATTTAGAAGCTAAACGAAATACTTTCTCTTTTGTCCAATATTGTTCACAACGCTTTGGCATGTGGGAACATACTTCTTCAATTATTTTAAGACGAACACATCTCCAATACGCTGCGGAATGCCGTTCTCGAAACTCTTTGCGGGTGACACACTTTTCTGCCACCCGTTTAAGCTCTTCTTCATTCCAAGGGGATTTGGGAGGCATCAGCGAATAGGGCACATTCCAGTGGAACAATCGTCCATATCAAGCAACTCGTCTTTGTCCGTTCCTGTGAAATCCACGGGTGCTAGACTGTCAGCATAAGCACGAAATGTTTCTTCGTCCACTGGCTGCTGTGGAAGGTAGCTGTATCCCAAATCTTCCGCAGTTTTTGTTGGATCGGTGCGGTAAAGAAAGGACACACCGACATATGTATTCCAATTATCCAAAAGCCAGTCGATCATGTCAGGAACTTCACTCAAATCGTAACTGATTGTGATTGAGCAGTTGTGATCTACATAGTTCTCTTGAAGCATCTTGTAACGATCAAGTTGATCGATTGCACTTTCAAGGTTAACTTCCACAGCAACAGTTTTACCGTCAACATCCATTTGCACAGTGTCAAATTCCATATTGTTGAATTCGACGGGGATCACAACAAGGCGGTCCATCTCGCTGTACGGATCGACTTCTATGTTGTATCCAGCTTCTTCACAGGCTTTTACGATTGGATCGTTCATTGGGAACCGTATGCGGTTGTAGATGAAACGTGCGAGTGGCTTGTGGGCACCTTCGCCTAGTTCGTCCCCTTCGAGACCGAATACCTTTGTCTGTGTTCCAGACGGCTTCACAGTTGTGACCAGCTTAGGACGGGGGAGACCAAGTTCATCCGCCATTCCGTATGCACCGTTGTGTGCTACGTCACGAAGTTCTTCCCAAGCTTCCGCGTCTTTATGGAATTCCCACCCAACTACACCTGTGACACCAACACCGCAGAGGCGCAAGAATTCATTAAGCTCGTGCCACGTTTCCTGTAAGACTCCGTCTTTCAAGTCCACGCATGTCTGGCGATAATTGGCGCGTGCAACAAGGTAGTGAGCACGGTGCAGACCACTTTCATCACCGTTGAATCGAGACAATGCAGTCTCCACTAAGTTACAGAAAGACTTGTCGCCTAGAAGAATTTCCGCACAAGGGTTTACACCTTTGAAGTATGGGGCACGCTTCAATGCTGCTTCGCCGTTTATGAATCCCGGCTCCGACCCTCCTGCATCTTCCAGAAGTTTGAAAATCTTCTTCAACTGACGGCGTGTCGGTTTTTGGTAAAACACAAGACTGTTGTTGGACATCCCGCGATGAAGGTTACCGTTTTTCCAATGGTCTTTTTTTGCAACAGCGAAGTTTTCCCATTCCGCATCACCAAAATCGTAAAGAGAAATCTCTGCGGAACGACGAGATGACAAAATCGTTCCGAGATGATTTTCAACATCCAAAATATCGATAGCGTTCAAAAGCTGCCCTGCCTTGCGGTTCAATACGTCGAAGATGCCTTGCACAGCTTTTACAAGTTGTTGGTCTCCGGACGAGACCCAGCCGTAGCCAGACAGACGGTAACCGGCAGGACGAATTTCAGAACAATCGATAATCAGCTTTTTAACAACACTCTTGAACGCCAACATCTTACCGAAGAACTTTGCCCAAGCTTCCGCACTATCTCCGATGCGAAGTGTTAGAGTTTGAGTATCTTTGTCGTAAAATTCTACGTTGTCTGGTGCTCCTTTTACAGAAATATCAGTCACGGGATTACCGTCAGCGTCAAGAGGTAGTGTCTTTTCGGAGCGAATAATCTCAAGCTCTTCGATTTCTTTGGTGAAACCGTTGAGAACGCCAACATTTGCTTTGAATCCAACTCCACAGCCTTGCAGAAGAAGCCAGATTGTATCCACCACGTCGTGAACAGTCTGGACGACGCCGAAAGAACAATTGAATTGGGAAGCTTCGCGCTGTTTTGCCACATCTGTGCCGCCGAGCCATCGGGTACGTCCGGACACCGTTACTTTGCGGTCCATGAATAGTGTGTAAAGCTCTTCGAGTTCTGCAAGTTCTACGATATCTAGCGGAGCACCCTTTGCCCGTTCCCACAACCACTTCTGGTGGTCAATTACCCGACGCCAAGCCTGTGCGGGGGTTTCGAATGTCGTTCCGTTCTTATCGATGGGGCGAAGGTAGGTACGGCGCTCAACAATTTGGGCGCGGGCACTCTGTTGCGTCATGTATTAGTTCTCCGAGGATGAAAATAAAGGTACCGACGTACGTCAACGACGCACGTTCTGGTACTATAGATTGTGGGTATGTCCAACAGGTGTGGACGTTATGGTAACGTAAATGATGTCCTAGGAACTGTCAAACAAAAGATGTGTCAAGGGCCACAGGGTCAGTTTTTATGAAATCATTATTCATCTTTGAGTTTTAACCCAGCCGCGTGCACAACCTTGTTCGTGCTTACTGGACGTCCATCAAGAATGTAGCCAACGCCACGACGTTCAACAAGACGAGGCCCGAGAATCATCTGGGCACGTTCCATAATCGTTATCCCGTCGTCAGGTTCGGCGATGATTTCACCAAAACGAGATAAAGGACTTGTCTGAGCATTCCGAGCCTGTTTAGATGGGCGCGGGATTTTCATTTCTTTGATCCACCGTCGTACCGTTGTGAGACTTACTTGGTAGTGTTCGGCAATTTGTTCGCGTGTCAGACCCTCCGTTTCTCGAAGGTTAATCAGTTCATCACGAGTTGGTGTTGTCATTGTTGGTCTTCTCTATAAAGTGCGCTTTGATTGCTTCCGCTGGGTCTATGCCCTTCGAAGCGCCCTCCAATGCAATTTGTCCGGCACGTGCGAGCATGCCGTTTTCGAACATCGCCTTGGTTGCCAAGGATAGAATCGACGCCGGTGTGGGTCGATCCAATTTTGTGTCCGTTTCCGGGACTTCCAAATCCATGGTGAGTTCCACCATTTGAGAGCCCCGGTCAGTGAAGATTATCGATGCCTTCACTTTAGTGGGTCCTGTGGGTCTTCCCAGTTGTCGCAGCATTCATCCGGAAGTGTTTTGCGATACTGAATCCACCCACCAGAAAGATTACCGTGTAACCCCGGATTTTCCCATTGAGGAAGTCCCGCAGTATTGTAAATCTTCGTATCTGGTGTTGCTTGATGCTCGACAGGGGAGGCATGTAGAGGCACAGAGCCAACTAGACGGTCGTAGAGCTTCATGTCGTTCACTAGTGACGGATTATTGCCGTCATGTGTGAGATAACTAACACGAGCACAACGTGCGGCGCTAATCTTAATGAGTTCATTTTCTGCTGGACTTGTAGTCCCATCGTCATGAACCACTTCTGCCCCTGCGGCCATCATCCGTTCCGTACTGGTGATATATGGCAAGTGCCATTCACCGAGACCAAGGACGCGCGGTGTGGATGCGTTGTAGGCTTCCAACATCAAGTCTGATAGAACTTTGATTTCAGGCTGGGCGTCTTTGTGCGAACGCAGGGCAAAGAAGTTGTCGTATTGGGACGATGTTACAATCACACTAATGTGAGAAAACGGTTCTAGGATGCGATTGACGACTTGCTTATGATAACCAGCAGCTACAAAACGTTCAGCAACATCAATGGCGCGATCACGTGCTTCAATCCACGCTTCCTGCGGTGTACGCATATCAGCAGGAGGAAAATCGTACCTATGGTCCATAAAATCAAGCAACGCATCGGTCTCTTGCTCTGCCTGCATACCAGACTGGTTCATGCCCCAGTGCACCGGCATGGCTGTGTCAGCCTTGATCATGGCAATCTGTTTTTCTACGGGAATAGCTCGGCTGGATGAAGCATTGCGGCTAAATTGACGATGTGTCATCACCTCAGCATGGATAAATCGAGGATACATCAATTGGAAGGTTGTCAAACGTCGAGTACCGGGTCCGATACTGTCTTCGATGATCTTGGCTGTGATGGTCATTGGTTGCTTTCTATAGTCGGGATTTGTTTGATTGTTGTAATTGTTTTAAACAATTGTGTCAATAGGTTAATTAAAATTTATTCAATATTTCGGCAGTCAATATCAGGGACAATTTGTTCACCTATGAGAGTATATTGACTACCAGTCTTCGTGAACGCGATCCCATTTTCTATGAATTTTACTGCTGATGTATGAATCCAATGTCCATCAGGAAATCGCAGGCTGTTATCTGAATATACGTTACCCCACAAGACGTACGTCCCATCAAGTTTGTAGATATGTTTCCGCCAATTCCTAAGTTCTGCGGTTTTTGTTTCAATCACGGCTGTTCTCCTTAACAGCGTTACGTACCATTGAGACGACAAGTCCCCACGACGGGCCGTCTTTGTCACGTTTAGGAGCAGAGATGATCCTCTTGATGCGCAGAAAGGGTTTTGCTCCTTCAAAATCGTGGCAATACCACTCCACTTCCATAAGACCCGCCCAGTCCGGCACCTCCTCGTGCGGAATGATACCTTCTGGTGCAATATACCAGAAACGATCTGAGAACAAGCGAGCACTGCGCTGCTTACGATGACTGTCCCGCCGAAAATCAGAACGAGACACTTTGATTTCATAAGCATCGATAGCGTTTCCTGTAGATGGTCCTACATTCATCGCAAGAAAATCGCAACGACTTTCATTAGCAAAACCAGAAGAAAATCTAAGTTCTCGAAAACACATATCTTTAGTGTGCTTTTCGTACAACAGTTCTTCGATCTGGGTTGCTTTGATGGTGTCGTTACGATACATAATCATCCCAATTGACATCAGGACACGCGCATTCACTTGCGGAATAAGCGTGGCAAATGCACGTAGGAATCATAACTCCGTCCTTATAAGTAAATCCACGGGACCCGTCAGGCGCATGGATCACAATCAATTCATCCTCTTTACCTTCAAGATCGATGCTGGCCCATCCGTAACGGGGGTCTTGATCGTATTCATAAGAAACTTTCATCTTATTGCCCTACAAGTTCTGCACCAAACGGACCACCGTCAACCTGATAAGTGTCGCTAACGCGGCCCCCATTAAAACGACGCCCATTTTCTTCTACAAACAGTCGCACTTCTTCATGTAGGTCTTCCAACGTTCCATTGTTGTCGATCACGTAATCAGAATCTGTGATACACAAATCCATACTTTCGGGAGGCTCATCTGGGAGATGATTGCTTCGATCAACCCAAATGATGAAATCAAAAATACGAGCATCCACACAAGCTTTCAACTCATCTCGGCGACGCATACCAACGTACATGTCATGCCCGCGCTCAAGCATGGTCGAGGCAGTCTTCGTCTTGTTTGGTGTGTTGTATGCTGTGATCATGTCGGCCCAGTGAGCCCGATGATTTACCCGGTCAGAAAACATTTCATCGAAATCAGTGTAACGATCTTTGCCCCAATCTTCCCAAATTATTTCACGAGCAACGAATTCGGATGACGATACAAAATCATATCCGTGTGTGTCCCGAAGAATTTCGGCAACGGTATCTTTTCCATGGCGGGCGTGCCCGATGATGAGAAGCTTTGGATTAGCCATGTGTATGTCCTTTTGTCACATGTGTTATAATAGACGCGCGTCAGCGCGTCAATAGTTAATTACAGAACCACAGTAAGTTGGTCTTTCGCCCGTGTTATTCCTGTGTAAAGCCAGCGGTTTCCTTGATCGCGAAACACACCGCTTTCGTCATGCACGACAACGTCGTCCCACTCAGAGCCCTGTGACTTGTGAACTGTCAGAACGTGTCCCCAATCAAGTTGTTCACACCTAACCTTAGCAGCATACACTTCTTTAGGCGATCCACTGAAACTGTTTCTCTTACGAAAGTGATGCTCTTCAAAGAAGCACTGTGCTCCCCACAGATCAAAGCGCATGTTCTCTGTCTCAGGATCAGTGAGATTCAGTTTTATACTTGTATGGCCTCCAACAAGTTCTCCGTGATCTGTGTTGTTCCAGAGAATGGTTCCGTTGACCAGAGAAGGATGGGTGCGAGAATTCTTGTTCATCAAGATAGGCTCACCCGACATGGGTCCTGTTTCCGTATAGCCGAGGCTGTCACGAATACGTTTGGTCAGAAGCCACCGTTTTTTGTGCGTCCCGACCAAAACCATGGCATCACGATCCATGTCCAATGTCACGTTATCGTTCTGGCGGTTCACCACCTGAACACCGTCACCATAATTACCGATCTTTAGAAGTTCTCCTTGTCGTGCCAATGTGGCAAGCATGATGATAGGGTTCTCAGCGGCTTGGCGATGAATTTCTGTCAAGAATACATCAGGGTCTTCCATGTCGAAACCCCATGTGTCAGATACCGGAGGCAACTGTCCCGGATCACCGATAGCTAGAATAGGAATGTTGTAGCGCGCCAAGTCGTCTGCGATCTGTGTTCCCACCATGGATGCCTCGTCTACGACGAAAAGTTTTACGCCGGGTGGAAGGTCCTGTGCGGGACGCAATGTGAAGGAAGGACCTTCTGAGTCCATAGCATTCCGCAAGGCGTTCTCAAGTTCATTGATCCGCAATTCCAAATCACGATCAGGCATGTCCTGAAACATTGCCGGGATATCCTTAGATGGATCGGCTCTCGCGTCTCGAACGTCTTCTGCCGTTTCTAAATCCTTCTTGATCTGCTCTGCTCGTGCAGAGCGTGGCATGTAAATAGCCTTGTGGATCGTAGTCGCAGGATTATTCCATCCATCTGCACGGAGTTTTCCTGATAGGACTTTGGCAGCTTTACCTGTTGGTGCCATGTACATAACATCATTCTCAGACAATCCGAGGTGTTCGATCATCGTACCCACGCATGTAGATTTTCCAGAACCAGCGTAACCGGCGAACACGAACTTTTGTTTTACAGTTTTAGGAGTGCGGTCAAATGAGTGGAATGAATCCCAATCAGGGGTGTACTCCTGACTGGCTTTTTTGAACCAATCAGCAGCGCGTCTGACGGCATTCCACTGATGGTCTGTCAGTGTGATGCTCATGATTTAGAATTCCAATGTGATAAGAACGTTTTCGTAGTTTTTCCTGATCTTTTGAAAAGATGCAATGGTCTCTACCACTGTCTTTGGTGTTCCGAATTGCATATTGGGTCCTCCTACGGATTTAAGCAATTTAGGTGAGCCCATATGAGCATGGACTCACCTTATTTCAAGGGAATTTAGGTGTCAACCCACATTCCGTCCGCGTGCACCACGACGACCGCCGCGACCTGTTGCAGCAGGCGTTTCGGCAGTAGTCGGAGCTTCTGAAACTGCCTCTGCTGGTGCTTCAATCTGCGCAGGTTCGTCAGCCGGGGCTGCGTCTGCGTAGTCATCAGCGTTGCCGCCGGAGAATGACATCAAGTCTTCTGGCGAAAGCCATTCGACAATCTTCATCACCGGAGCAGAACGTGTGCCCACGCCCTTCACCTTGGATTTGTACTTGTTCGCGGTCAGTTCGATAACCGGGTCCTTGCCCATTTCAAGCTTGTAGCGACGGCTGAACGCCTTGCGCAAAGCATCAAAGGCGTTCAAAGACACCATACCGCCGAGGCGCATGGTATAGTCTTCATCGGAACCGTCAACTGGGAGCATTCCAAAGGAGGCTTGGACGCTCCAACCGTCGCGGAAGTTCGCCGGGTCTTCTTTCTGCATCTTCTTGATTTCGTCGAGGGTCATGTCAACGTCATCATTGTCGGGCAGGAAGTCCGGCATTTGCTTGTTGAGAAGCGGTTGTTCGCGCAGGAGGCCGTCAACGGTTTCAAGAACCTTGCCATCCCACCAGAACGACCAAATCCACTTGGCGTTAAAGATGTCCGCAACGAATTGCGTGCCATGATCAATTACGTCTTCGTCCTGACCGGCGAGGTATTCGCCGCTTGCGCCTTTGAACTTAACGTAAGTGGAGGAACCCGCATCTTCGGCACCAATTGCAAACGGGTCACCTGCGGTTGTGTCCATCACAGCAGTCTGTGCGGATTGATCTACCAGTGCATTCATTTCTGATTTCCTTGTTTCTGGTTTAAGTGTTTGACGATGCTTGTTTGAAACGCCCCACCCATCGACAAATGGAGCGCTTATAAGGGTCATCCCTTATTCTGAGACAGTAACCGTCAGCTTTTCAAAGCTGCCGCCTTCCTGCATATATTTTTCTGGATCAATGCCATCGGCTTCCATCAGAGCTTTTGAAAGGGTCTTACGACCTGCTTGTCCTGTGTACGTAACCTTCCAGTTTTCTCCGACCGCGCGGCTTGTGCCTTCGGCGATAAGCGATTGACGAATTTCTTCGTTCGCCTGTTCCAGAAGAATCTTGTCTTCTTTCTGCCGCTGGGCAATGGAGTTACGGTGTAACACGAGTGGCGTCAGGTTGTCAACAAATTCCGTGTCTTGTTCTTCAACTTGTTTCTTGGTCAACGCTTTGCGTGCTTCTGGGATACGTGCTTCTGTTACTTTTGTACACGCACCTTGGAATTCACAGTAGGTGCACAGTCCATCCAGCTTACCTTCCGTGGCAAATACGCTGGCGTCGTCCGAAGCAAAGACCTTTTCGTTGCGCTCCCGCCCGATACGATACACCGCATCATCGTAAGGCACAATGAAGATACGCATGTCAGACAGCCACGAAGCGTTGATGTACATGAGCACAGCGTACTCCGGCTTGTAGTCAGTGGTTTCGCGCACAAGGCCCATCTGCATTTGCGTCTGGCCCCGGTGAACAGGCTTTTCGTGTTGTAGCGTAAGGCGCGGATCGAAAGACTTCATTTCCAGAACAAAGCAATCCGTACCAATGTCATCAAGACCGTAGTATGCCAAAGCATCGCGGGGTGCGTTGATGACCAAGCCGTCAAGCGTTGCGGAATGAATGCCGTCAAGAATAGTATCCTGTCCGTCACCTGCCATGATCAAGTCCATACCACGGCGACGCAGCCCATCTTCAATCGCAGGAACGATGAAGTGGTTCTCGATGATGTTTCCGCGCTCCATTGCGCCCCAGTTTTCTTCGTAATCTGGGTCCTTCTCGACGCCGAAGTCTTTGACCCCGCGCTTGGTGAACCAAGTCTTGCGAATGCAGCCAAAGCACTCAGACGCGCCGACTGTCAACGACCGATCTTGCTTCCAAGATTTTTGGTTGTTGGCAATGTGTTCGTCGTACAGGTCCTCAAAAGCAAACCCGTCCGCAGGAATTTCGTCAGGTACGCCGAGGCGCATCAGTTCGTCAAAATATGTTTCAGCCATCCATCAAAGCCTTTGCAAGTGTTTCTGCCGGGTCACTGAATTCCGGTACAGGAAGTCCGTGATCTTGGCATGCAAGCATGTAGCCGATCTGCATAGAACGGCGGATGCTGATTTCGTTGATCTGGTCAGATACCAGTTTCACCAAGTTAGCGCCACCGTTGGTGACGTCGGTGATAAACCCTTCGACGCGAACGCGATCAAGGGGGTTATCGAATTGCCGCTGTGCGTTCATTCGAGAATACTCCGGTATCCATCAGGTGGTAGAAAACTTGTGCTGTTGCTTTAACGTCCACCAAGGCGTCGTGCGCACCGTCGATTTTTGTGCCGAAGAAATGCATGGTGCACTCTTCGAGCTTAGGCCATTTCCACTGCCCGTTGCGGCGTGGCGGGGCCTTTACAATGTCGATGGCGGTCAACATTGTACAGATGATTTTCTTCCCTTCAAAAGGGTCTTCGTATTTCGTTCCCATTTGGTCTGCGTACACTTGTGCACACCGCCGCATGACTGTGATATCAAACTTGGCGTTGTGCGCAACCAAAACGTCAGCAGCGTCAACGTAATCCATGAACGCTTCAAAAGCAGGCACCAGTTCAATGCCGAACGCGTCAGCAAGTTCGTTGGTGATGCCGGTTACTTCGGAAGCTTTCGGGTTGATGATCCACTGTCCGTGGGTCTTGATTAGGAAGTTGGCCGCGCCGACCTCAGCCCGGTTTTCCGCGTCCAACTTCATACCGATTTGAACCGGCATGGGCTGGTCGGGGTGGGTCGGATCAAGTTTTTGCTTGACGAGGTCGGTGGTCTCGGTATCGAAAAAAAGTACGTTCATATCGTGTCCTTCGGGGTGTTCTTAATTATTGCGTGTCTTGTTGTCAAGACATAATTTCGAGGGCCGCTTCTTTTGTTACGGGCGCAATGGAGACTTCGGTTCCTTGTTTTGCACAAGTCCACCATCCGAAGAATTCTCCGGTTGCCGTGTTCACTTCGATGTCACCAGACGCGATGAGTTCGAACAATTGCTGCGTGCCTTTGGCAGAAAAGTTTAACGCATGTCCGTCCGAGTCTTCAAAATAGAACGTTACAGAAGACCGTCCACGCCCCATTCCAGTGCAACGAATGAAGCCCTGCAAGAGAACGTTCATTCCCTCATCCATCATGGAATAGTTGACATTACGTGACCCGTACAGTGCAGGTGTGCCGCCGGAGTAGTACCCCAATACCGGAATTCCCCGGTACATAGCCAATGACCATGTACGATTTTTCACGCGGGGCGGGTCCATCACTTAATAGTGACAGAGAGTGAAGGCCCAGAACGACTTTTATAGAAAACCTCCAAATGTGTGTTCCGACTACCCAGATTTCATCCACTTCTTCTTCCGTATACATTTTAGGAATCCACCTGTCCCCGTTTTTTGTGGTAACAGAGTTCTTCTTTACAAGGCGGGCTTGCTCATAAGTGTACTTGCCGGTCTTCGTACGAGTCGAGGTCTTCACTTGGCATTTAAAAGTTCCGTCGGAAGATACCCTAATAAAATCCGCACGACTATTTCCCGCCGATCCAAACACGTCTTGCCCCTCTCCAGCCAAGTGAGACATGACTAAAAGCTCCGACGCCAGCCCAGTATGGTGTTTCTCCATAGTCATGTCAATGCGTCATTGCCCAGTTATCTCCAATCTTCGCTTCCGCTGTGATCGGACAGTTAAATTTGAAGTGGTCCCCAGCAATCGCCGCAGCCTCTTCCATAATTTCAGCAGCACGTTCCGCAAGGTCTTCGCGAACCGATACCTGAATTTCGTCGTGAGACCAAGAACAGAACGCGTATTCGTGCCCTACTCCATGTGTCCAGCCCTCTTCATAGAACATATCGTCCACAAGAAGGCACCATTTCTTGGCGATCAAGGCACCATCAGATTGCAGACGCATGTTTAATGCAGCATGCTTAGAACGAACAAACAAACGACGATTGTCCAATCCAGCAATGGTGTTGTGATTGCGACGAGCTTCCTTGTGGATAGCCTGAATAGCTTTTCGCAATGACGGCATCGCTGTCATCAGCTTGGCGTGCAAAGTCTTGCCCAACGAAGTTTGGCGACCCTCAGATGATAACGGCTCCGCGATGCTCCCCAATTTCGCCATACCTCCGCCGTACATACAATTCCCAGTAATAGTTATGTGATTCCCTTGCCGCATTATCCAAGAACTGTTTTCTGTGGTAACACACCAAACATCTTGCGCAGGTAATTCCTTTTTTTGTGCAGTCTGCAATCCAATATATGGAGAAAGATTTTGGCGCGCTGTCATAAGCGGATTAGGTGTATCGTACCTAATAGAGGTAGGCACATAACCTCCCCATTCCATATAACTAGCAGTTAAAGCTGCTTCGGAAAATTCTCCTACGTTTTGAGACCATCGCCATTTACCAGTACGACCCCCTTTCTCATCCCAATATCCATCTGCGATGCAAAAACCAGCAAGGAAAGATTGGCGTTCTTGGTTAGACATTTGAATTATTTTTTCAGTCCAATCTGTACTGTACTTCGAGAGTCCAATATGTACAGGAGCATTTAATTCTGATTCTTCTACGCGCCGACGAACAAACCAGCGATGATCAGGAGTACTTCGTATCGACCAACCAGATTTATGGAAAATTTCAGTCACTGGCTCATCTTCAAATTTTACTTTATCTAATACGGGCTTCCATTCTTTCTGATTTTTATCTGAATTATACGTTAAAATCTCTTCTCCCACACTAAGTTCATCATATGTTTTCCATCCGTCTTTTGTAAGTGCGGTAGTATCCATAGGAACACATGCGTACAGAAGTCGCTTCGCCACGGAACGGGATACACCCATCAAGTCTGCATTGATTTGATGAATATCTCCATTTAGAACGATTTCAACCAACTCTCCATCATCAAATGGGAACGTCAGGTTAGCTAGGCACCGGAATTCAACACCAGACAGGTCACAACCAACCAACTTATAGTCTTTAGGTACCGTGAACAATTCACGACAGTCCCAACCGTGATTTCCTTCGCGACCTCGGACATAAATTGCCCACTCCCCTTTTTTCTCTTTCCAAGAAGCGTCAACGAAAGTCCCTTCGTCTTTGTGCTTCACGATCCAATCAAGTCCTTGGTCATAATCCTTCGTTTCAAGAATTGTTACACCCGGTACCTGTGAGATATTGGGAGCGGCGTGTGTGGCACGACCTGTTACGGTCCCACCAACATTCACACGACCATGAATGCGTTGGTCAGGTCGAACCAGCTTAAGCCATCCGTTCTTGCCATCAACAACCATGCCGATTCGCTTCTTGTAGTAAAAGATTTCAGCGAGTGTTTTCGCCAGAGGAATTTCATCTGCAAGGTTACGCAGAATCTCGTCATCAACCCGTGCTGATCCTTTTTCAGTAAAGTCTTGTGGTGTCCACCCATATAAGTGAGACAAACGGTCAACAATCTGTTGGCGACTGTTTGGATTGAAATCTCGAAGCTCTACTTTAGTGTAAGGCACCCCTTCTACGGTTGAAGCTCGCATCTTTCGATAATCTCCGTCGAGCTTTCCATTCGATTTCAAGTAACTGATTGTGCGTTTAGGAGAATCAACGTTACCCCAAGAACGGCGGCTGTCATCTTCACCGTGCTCTTCGTTAATATCTTCTTCACCGTGCCATCGCGCAGGACGGTACCAGCGCCCTATCTCTTCAACAGCTTTGTCAGCAAATGCAGCGTATTCCTCTTGAAGGTGGTCACCAAGTTTGGTCCCTTTTTCAAGGTCAAAATAAAACCCGTTACGCTCTTGCTGTACCATCAATGCGTGGATTTCGTGTTCCATGCGTGTGGCCTCTGGTGACCAGTTCAATACGTCAATGTTCTGCCAGACCTTGTCGTTCACGTCCACGTCTAGAACCATGTAATCGTGCATGGCCACGTTCCATGTTCCCCAAACATAGTGGTGCAACTCTTCGACCGTGGGTGCAGGCTTACCAAGTTCCTTGTGACGTTCTTTCAATTCTAGTTCACGATCTTTCTTGTAGTCACCCTTTGCTAGTCCTAGACGTTGCCCCCAAGCTTCCAGACCTTGCAATCCAATGAGACGGCCTTCGAGTTGCCCCTTAGCTGCAAGACGGAAATCTTTCTCTTTGATGTCTGCAAAGCACATACGCGCCATGACCAGCGTGTCGATAATCCGTCCCATCGGATCGAAATCTTCGTAAATAAGTTCTATCGCAGGGATATCAAAATCGATTATGTTGTGACCGATCAATGTTTTGGCATTGTTCAAAAGAACAACACCATCAGACAGTTTGCCAATGTTCTTGTGACCGAGGTTAGACAACTCAGCAATATCCACAACGGACAGAGGCCACAAGTCGTCATTCACGTAGCTGACCTTTTCCCCAGTAACTACGTCTTTAATGCTCAAGCAGTGAATACGATCCATGCAAAAGGGAGGCTCGACGTGTGCGGGCAGGAGACCGTTGGTCTCGATATCAAAAATAACGTGTTCGAATAGGGATTGTGACATTCGCGGAGTCCAAGTTGTGAGTGTGGTGCGGCGTTTACGCCACTACCGATGTAATTAGGCAGAAGCAGCTTCTTTTCCTTCAACCCACGCCGGGGCAACATCTTTGAGGTACATCACCGTACCAGTGATGCGAACAAAGTCAATAGGAACTTTAGGGTTGTTGATATGATCTTTCGAATTAAGTGCCAACTCCCATTTCATGAAAAGGGGCTCCATGTCGGAGGCTTCGACCAAGTAAGCTTCTTGAAGTGTGATTCCTTCATACATAGCGAAAACAAATCGTCGGTCGCGAAACTTCGCAATGGTGCCTTTGTTCAGGTGGTGGTTTGTAGAAAAGCCTTTGGCCTTCTTTGTCAGGTCCAGTGTTTTCAATTCGTACTGGTTGCCCAGACGATCTTCGGCGTCAGCGCCCATGCGGCCCGGAACAATGTCGAGGCCCGTAGCGATGGCAAGTTGCGCCACTTTGCCGCCGTTGTCTGAAAAGATGTCACTGATGCCGTAATGGCTTGCCAAGTCTTGGAAGGCTTGTACACCGGGCCATAGTGATTCGATTTCGGCGTAGCGTAGATTTAGGTGTGTAGGCATGTTCGTTCCTTAGTTTACGATGTTTTCAGCTAGTTTTCGACACTGTTTGGCATAATAAATGTCTGTAATTCCTCCGCCTGCTGATATGTATGCAGACATAAATTTTGCTGCCATCTTTGCGATAAGCTTCTCTTTCTCATTCATAGTAGTATCCTAATTCGATGTGTTGGAAGGCTTCCGTGATTGCGTTCAGAAGTTCATCGCGGGCCTTCTTAGGACGCCACAAATAAAATTCAGGATCGATTTCGTCAAGATGAAATTCTGGTACAGGAACGTTGTCAAGATGCGCAGGAACCAACAAGTGGTGACGTTCGGCATAATACAATTGCATGTCTGCCCATTTGACGTAGTGCTCGACTTCATCATCGTACGGAATGCCGTTGCGATTGCGAAGGAGCGATGCTGTTCGGTCCTCATTTGCACGGTAATCACTGAGAACGTCTTTTAACGGTGTCATTATGTCGCGCCAATAGCCTTCCGGCAAGTCGTGAGCAATGGCCCAAGGAAGTGTCCGCAAGGGTGCACCCTTACGGACAAGAAGACGATATACGTAAACACTGTGTTGTGCCACGGAATAGATGTCATCTTCAAATTCATCTGATAGGTGCCCGCCATATCGGCAATCACGAGACATGGCACGCGCCATATCAGCAATGTTCAGTTCTTCGGGATTGTTATCTAGGTAATGGAATTGACCACCACTTGCAGTCAAAATCCACGGGCTTCCATTAGTGATTGGCATGCTTTGTCCTCTTCGTTGTTGGCTGTCTAGACGCTGACGCGTTCTCTGTCAATAATTAATTTATCGACTATCCAAAGTTTCTGCAATGACACCCATTTTTTCCAACAACGCAACAGCCATCCGGCTTTCAATTGAACCATCAACGACAAGGTGTTGAATAAGCACAGCATTTAGCTGTCCATGCCGCCAAGCGCGGTCCTCTGCTTGTTCAATAAGTGCGGGGACCCAATCTAGCTCAGCGAACACGACAAAACGTGCACGCGTTAGCGTGAATCCCACTCCCATTGCCATGATGTTTCCTATGATTACATCGAATTCACCCTCTTGGAATGCATCTACAACTGCCTGACGCTTCTTAGATGGTACCGAACCTGTTACAACACCAACGCGGAGGCCTAGTTTCTCCAAACGATCTTTGATCTCAGTCACCACAGATTTGTGATACGCAAAACAAATTACGGACTCTTCGGATTCCACCAATTTGTTGACATGATCCACAACCATTCCAACTTTAGCCAGTGCAACCTCTTCCCGTGCCAAACTGATCTCGGTGAACAAGATTTGGTCAGGCTCATCAAGGGTCTTTACCGCCGCGTCCCAGTTAGGCTCTTCGCCGCTTTGCTGGTCAAGTGCGTTTTGTAGCTTGTCCGTCAGATCGTCAATTGCCTTGATATACCGAAATTGCCTATCGACATCAGAAATACCAACAAGGTCTTCGTACGCAGACAACGCTTTCTCCAAACGTGTCTGCTCTTTTTTGACAGGAGCTTCCAGCTTATCTTGGGGAAGCATGATCAATTCACGGGTCTTGTCAGGCAGTTCTTTCAACACAGTCCGCTTATCCCGGCGAACCATGAAACGTTCCCGGAGTAGCCTGCTGAGTTCTTCAAGATTTGTGGCACCAGATGTGTCCAAGTGGTTACCATCGTAATATGCGCCGCAATAGGTGAACACAAAGTCATCCCAAGACGTTCCCAACCCCTTCGGATCACAGGCACGAATGATTGTCCACAGTTCCACCGGCTTTGAAAGGATAGGAGTTCCCGTGAGAAATAGTGTCTTTTTTGCAACAATGGGAGCAAATGTCTTTGGCTTTCGGATTTGTATTCCGTTTTTACGCACGCCTTTACGCCATCCACCAAATACACACAGCGACCGTAGGGCATCTTTATTCTTCAACAAATGTGCCTCATCACAAATCATCAAATCCCACTCACGCTCTTTGACCTGATCGTCGAAAGATTCCAACATGTCGTAATTTACCACTACAACGTCGGTATCAGGCCATACATGTTCTGTCCATGTGCGGGTCATTGGCTTGTTGTTGTGATCGCGCATACGCACGCCGTCTTCATCAAAGATAGGCTCACGACACGTCTTAGAATGGGCAATACCAACAGAACGCCCGTGAACATCCCACTTCAACCACTCCCGCTCCCAATTAACTTTCAGGGATGCTGGGACGATGATCAGTGTATTCTGTGTGTTTAGACAGTTATGTACTCCTATTGCTTGTATCGTGTTGTGTGTTACAACGTAGTCTTTTGTAATGAACGTGTTGTCTGGGCTACTGACAGAGATACAAGTTTGTTCTACCCATTCTTTTGTATCTTCGATATCCACTATGAACCGTTTACGTTGTACCTTTGTATTTTTAGGATGCCACCTAATTACTTTTTCCGATGCACTAACAGGGCACATATCACCAATAGATACATGCACGTTCCAAAAAGGCTTACATCCTTCCTTGACTTTTTTTGGCCGTTTTTGTGTTACACCTCCAAGAGACCTGACCAAATCCACAACTCCATCAATTAAGTCTTCATTCGTATTTCCGAAATACGAACAACCATCTTTTTCAACCCATCCGTCAGAATCCATCAGGCCTTGAAGAAGATCAAGACGCTGTTCAATACTTCCTTGTAAGTAAATTTCTGGTATATATTTTTGTTTGTCTAATTCATATTGACGAATGACGCGCATATAAGAATTAGTCTTTGATGTTTTACGTTTCTTAGAAATTCCGCATTCAATGGCACGTTTTTTGGATTTACGTGTTGTTACTTCCAGATGGTCTGGAGTTTCCTGAGAAATCCTAAAAATACAATTTTCCTCTTTGAGTGATGTTGTAAATTTAATAGAACCATTACAGACACTACCATCTCCAAGCAGGTATCCCATTGTGTATGGAGGAATTTCAAAAGCTTTTTGTGTATGATTTATCGGGCGTAAAAGAGGCAAACTGAATTTTGGACGAGATTTCTCATAGAAAAGTCCTAAATCCACAATTTTTTGTGTTGTCAAAGTTCGTATTTTATTTTTACCCCACCATTTATTGTGTACTGTCCACAGGTGATCTGGGCTGCACTTTATTTTTGTTCCATCAGAAAAGGTAACTTGAAAGGTTCGAGTGAGGCCTTGCGGAAAAACTCCTGTAACAGGATATATTTTTCCGTCTGATGAAAACACAAAATCTTTTTCAGTCAAAATAGATATTTCTTTCAGTCCGTCAATGGTATGAATTTTTTCATTAGAAATCAATGACTTACCCAAGCCCGGTGGATCGAAGATTCCTGTATTATCCCTATTAATAGCATATTCGATACCTGCTTTTTGAAAAGGCATGTAAGCTAGCCCGTCAGGGGCTGGAAAATCTTTGTCAGTATCTTCGGCCCAAGATGCGTCAACCATGGCTTGACGGACAAGCTCTGCACCTTCTAGGTGCTCTTTAGCAGCTCCTACGGCAAACTTAGCCAGCAGACGCGCTTTTTCCGTGTTTCCGGTGACCCATCCTTTGGTCTTGCGATTCCAAGTCCACCCAGCACGTTTGAACTTGAACTTGTCCTCAAGTTTCGCTCCAGACTTTCCATCTGGAAACCGAGTTGTAAACGTACCGTTTACACGAGTGAATTCTGTCATGCTTTCGGTGTACTCCGCTCAAATTCGATTACGTCATAAATGGAAATGAATCCATTGATTGACGACTTTCGTGCCAACTCTTTCATGCTGTCCCGATTTATGACACGAAGAAAATCCGGTGGGGTATCTTCCTGTACGACTGTTCTGGATGAACAGTCGTTTCTGGAACTTTACACAAACGAAAAGTGAGGTCTGATCTTTCGGAAAAGGGGCTGTTATTGGATATATTTGCGAAAATACCCGCGACGTCATCCCAACAACATTTCATGAATTTCTATGACACCTATGGTATCCTCTTCCACACTCAATTCTTGTGGCACAGCTACAAATCCAGCAGGAGGAATTACTGCCATGATATCCGGATTATCTCCGGCACCATATTTGATCAACACCTTAACAGGAAGTCCTTGAATGTTTTCGAAAGTTATGTCCTCTGCTGCGCCACTAGGTACGATTATATTAGAAAAATTTACATCAGCAAAGTGTTCATCCGAATCTATGATTTCAACATACATTCCACGATAAAAGTAGGTTCCGTTCTGAACTGTTATAGAACTAACGGGTACATCGTAAATGTCAGTATTAATTGCTTCTGGAACTCTGTAATCCTGTGAATGTACTACCGTCGCAAAAGTAGCAAAGAATGTGAAAATTAAGACTGTGATAATTACGTATTTCATTGTTTGTTCTCCTTATAGATATAGAATGAACGTTGCGTGTCAAAACTCCTGTAAAGGTGTATCTGCTTTCAAGTACAGCGGATGTTTCGGCTGTCCCGCTTTCGTAAGACCAAGATGACGAATCATACTGCCGATGTCAAGGAGTTTAAGAACCTCTTTATCTCGGCCTTTGTGTGACCCATGTGCACCCCACGCACAGACAATGTATTTGTTGTCATCCAACGCCGCAGCGGACAGATAATCATTATTCATAGGACCTACTGGGTCGATGACCGATTTCATCTGCTTAGGATCAGTTGCCCGATATGCAAACAGATTCACGACTTCAATACCGCCGCAGTCTTCCCTTTCGGCGAAGCCAATACACCGCCGAATGGTCGGATCATCTTCACTGGCATCTGCCGTAGAAGGATTCAACATGACAAATGTCATGAAAGGTTTAGAGCGATTCCAGCAGCGATACAGATTGTATCGATACGTCCCGCAGTCGCTGATGTGAGCACCCTTTTCCATCAGATTTCCTTTACCTTATGTTGGAACCACTGACGTGCCGCAGTGATGACGTATTTCTGTACTTCTTTCCATGTCAGACCAGAATCTTCAAGTTCATCCACAGATTCTTTGATAATGTCTTGCGCCATCCACTTAAGGAATTCTCCCATACGCTTTATATCGATATCACCATTAAGTGCTTCTGTGACACCTTGCTCGCAACGTGGTTCAGTAACAAACATGTCAACGAATTCCATAGCACCGTCCGGCACCACCATGACTTTAGAAGCTGACGGGCCTTTCTTGACCTTGTGCCCTTCTACTTTGACTTTGAACGTGAGCATACTATAGAGATCACGGGATAATTTCCCTTCGAGGGGATCAGTTCCGGGATTGCATACAGGGCTGATAACCCATCCTTCTCCGGGGCCATCAATTCCAAACAAGTCATATATGAACGGATCACGCTCTTCGATCTTTTTTACCGTTTCGTCCAGCATGTCCGCAAAATTCTTACACTGTTCACCGTTGGTGAAATCGATAGGTTCTTCGAAGATTTGGAACCAAGGCAGAACAATAACATTGTCCAGATCAGGAATCAATTCTTCGATGTCCGCCGGAGTGGTCATATACTGATCACCGTACTGAATAGCGAAAATGAAGAAGTATTTATCGTTGAGTTGTGTTACTGCGTCTACTTTTTGAATGCCTTTACCTGCCCACTCGCCAAAGAAAATTATTTCGTCGTGGATGGAATCTTTGTTGGTTTCGGCCCACGCAGACTTGGTGATATTGACCCATTGGGCAAATCCAGCATTATCGTCGGTAAGTGTGAGATCGCGTGACCGAGATTGAGCTACAACCAGTCCATCGCTGTTAACACGGACAGCCGCGTTGGTGCCATGCAATTTTATCTTAGCACCATACCAAACGGTGGCAGGAAGGTCGAAACGTTGCTGGTTTTTATAGACATTCGAGAATTGGTTCAAGCTAGGAAATTTCTTAAATCCATCCATTAGTGAACTCCTTTTATAATAACAACTTCACCACCAATTAGCCGCTCAAGGCGTTCGCCGGGATAGGTGACAGGATGCGACACCATCATATGTGTGTAAGGGCATTTTTGAACATGGGATACTTCCCGTTGTTCTTGTTTACCATCTATTGTTACGGTCATAATATTTTTCATTTAAATACTGTCTCCAAGTGTTTGTTCGATAGATATATGTGTTGATCTCTCAAACATCACGCGCTACCAAACCGTAACGATTGAAATACTTCATAATTATCCGACCAACGAAAACCTAACTCTTCAAGCTCGGCAACGTCTGCGGCAGACATGCGTTCAGGATTGTAATTTCCACAAATCATCAACTCATCGTGTTCACATTGTGTTGGGTATGTGGGGTTGTCATACTTCAAAAAGATTTGAAGCGCTTTAATTAGTTTATCCATTTTTACACTTCCGGTGTTGTTAAAGGCCCGCGTTAGCGGGTAATCTGAGCGGTTACGTGCAGGCGGGCCTTATGGGGTTAAGCGTTGATGGCTTTGAGCCATTCCTGCACAGTAGTACGAGGTACACCATATTTCCGATGAAACCCACGCTGCCCAATCTCAGAAACCTGATATTTAACCTCAGAGGCACCGAACGTCAAGTCTGTTGCTTCGTGATAGAACGTCAATTCCTCAACAACGTCTTCGTCGTGGTGTTCGAATTCATCGTCTTCGATGATAACACGAAGGCCACAGTCTTCGCCATCACGCACGACAATCACATCTGTGCCATGATCAAATTGAACCGAATACCCAAAATAAACGTCAATATCACTGCGGGCAATGTCTCCTGCGATCCACTCATCATTCTGCGGATGATTGAAATCATATTCATTAAGTTCTGACATCCAAGCCATGATTCCAATGTCATCACTTCCGGGCTTGATTACACGATCACCCATTACAGGTTTATCGTCCGTCGGATCGAGAATGTACCCATCTGGCACCAAGTAACCATTAGCCAGCGGCGTTGGGGCAACAGTGGATAGACGGTGTTCACTGTCAGAAGACACAACAGCAGATGTTTCCAAACGGTCGCGATGGCGGTCGTCTTCAACATCACCAATGACGAGATATTCACACACACGCATTTTTGAGTAGTTGTAGTCTCCGGGAACAGAAACAACGTCGCGAGGGTTGATCTTTACCGCGACAACTTTTTGGCTGCTCCAAAAACCGTCAAGGTAGTGAGAGGCGCAGGCATGCAGACCGGCGGCACAAGTTTGTGATGGGTCTTCGACGACCTTTTCACGTGGCATCTTCACGATTTGTCCCGGACTGTTATCAAAGGTTCCACTGTGACAATCTTTGTAATCGTTGCGAACGCCTTTGAACGCAATGAAACAGCCGTCTTCTGTAAGTGGCGCTTCAAAACGTTCCAAGAAATCGAACAAACATCCACGAGATACGTCTGACGGATTCAACATGACGTTGTCAAGAAATTTTGCCCAAGGTGTTGCGTCGTAACCTTCGTCCATCATGGTCACAAGCTTCATAGCCAAAGTCGAATGGATTGGCTCACCTTTGTAGAACACAGTGGAACCGACGACTTTTACTTTGCCACTTGTAAGACGTGCCATGGCTTCACGTTTGTCCAGCAAAGATGCAATTATGTCTGGATCGTGCTTGTTTTCTTTCAGGTGTGCAGACAAAGCATTGAATCCAGCGTGCGTGCGTGGGATTTTGTTCATCGTGCCATTGAAAAGAATTGTGATGTTCGTCTCGGTAACTGTGTATGGAAAAAATGCCATTTATGTTTACTCCTTGTTTGCTTCGTATAATTGTGCGGGATCAGTAATAGGCGGACCGGCATTTACAATTGTCACCATTAGCTCGTCACATTGGAATTCTGACAAATCTGTAAGATCAGACATTTGTGAAACTGTGTAACCGGGGTTACGTGCTTCTAAGGCAGCTTTTACTTTCTGCGTTCCGTCCAAAACTATATCTCCTAATTAAGCCGCGTTTGCGACGGGTTGTGTTTCTTCGTCAAGCGAATCAAAGTCCGCTGCCTTGTCACACACTTGCACGTAATGTGTCAAGTGGTCAAGCTCACGACGCAAATAATATGAGTCGAATACTTCGAGCATCTTGTATCGACCGGCCACGGCTTCGGTATGTTGTGTCGCTTCGGGGTTTTCTTCGGATGTCCATTTTTCCAGAACTTCGTACTCACCCAATGCTTTAGCCAAGCGGATGATGTCTTCCACCGCAGGCTTTTTCATCTTCTCCACCTTGCGATAGAAATTGATGGCATCAAGAGCCACAGAGCCTTTTGCAAGCTTATCTGTGTCGAGGTTCTGCGCCAAGTACCGAAGCGTGCTATCGCTCAGAACGTCTTCGATCATGCGAGCCTGCGCCACTTTTTTCTTTGGCTGGTTGTTCTTGAAGTGCTTCTTGGCAACGTCGTAAATGTTGATCCACTGTGATCCCTCGAAGTGCTTCCACAGAGATTTAGGTGCCCCGTAACAGATGGCATCTTGGTTCACCGCACCACATTCACGTACGGCACGCCACACTGTAGAAGGAGAAGAACAGTTAGAAGGGATTTGCGGTTGCATGCGCTCCAAAGGAACGTAGTATCCACCCTTTTCAAAGTCTTCTGGGGATAGGTCAGCACGATCATCAAAGCGTCCATTGTTCATCACGCGGACCTGTACAGGGCGACGGATGCCGCCACCACCGCCAGATAGGCGTGTGATCTCAGGGAGGTCGCCAACGTTGATAAATGTGGCACCATCAAACACTTCCATCATTTTCAGAAGGGCATCAGCAGCTTCTTTGCTTCCGCCTTCGTACTTGATCCAAACGATTTGAGAGTGATCAGCACTGCGCTGGGCTTCACGGATACGAGCAGCGGCCCGCTTTGGCTTGTCTGTTTCCAAGTCTTCGATGTAGAACGCTGTGTCGCCACGTGGAATTACAGCAACGTTGTCGCTGTTGTATTCGTAACGATACGCCTGATTGTTCAGCTTGGTGCCGGAAATGCTTGTGGAATAAACACCGATAGATGGGAACACGACATCAGATGTGTTCTTTCGTCCCACTGTGATTGTGTTCTGCAATTGGCGTCCTTGGAAGAAGGCTTTCTTTGTCAGAGCATCGCGCACAGCGTGCGGAACCTGCGATGAGCCCATGTGTTCACGGTACAGAGCGCACGCTTCCCAGTATGTATCCGCTTCTGAATACTGTGTCAGGAACGACGCAATCATTTCATCAACGATTTTGCGAATGCGTTTCTGGATAGACGCCGAGGTCGGGTCTTTTGAGCCGTAGGATAGAGCTTCGCGAGACGCGTTGATTTCCAAATCACCCACAGGGAATTCGATGATCATGGTACTCTGCAAAAGAGCCCGCTCAGAAGTGCTCAACCCGTCGATTGCATCAACGTTGATTGGGTACAGAACGCAGCCCATTTTAGCGTAGGCGCGGCTGCTGTAGCCTTCAATGTTGCCAGAAAGAAGTTTCCATCCATCGCCTTCACTCAAAATTGGAAGTTCGGGCCATCCGGTGAAATTATCGTCTTCATGGGACTTTACGTCCGGCTTGACGTCGAAACCGTGGCTGACGCGCTTCGCCGCTTCGCAGAATGGGCGGATGTCGCGGGTCTCAATAGGGAACGACACTTCGATGCCGTTTTCTTCGTCACTGTCTTCCCGACCCATGAAGTGAATCTGCGGCACACCGTCTTCTGAAATAAGTGCACTATAGTAACGCTTCTCGCCGTCCATGACTGCGGTTACCGAGAAAGTGTCTGTGTATGCAAAAGGAGATTTCGAGCCCAGTCCAAATTTACCGACAGCCGCGTTGGTGTCTTCTTTCGTGGATTCAAACACGGTGCTGTACAGGTGCATCATGTCTTCGTGAGACAGCGATGTACCAAAGTCGCGTACAGAAAATACTGGGTTGAACATCGACGGGAAGACAACTTCAAAAGGACGTTCTGGGATGCCCGCAGCCGCGTGGCTGTCAAGAGCATTCGACCAGATTTCTCTCACGATGGACTGGGTTTTGTTTTCATACAGACCGTCAATAAGAATTCGGAAGGCTTTTCCGTTTGCCTTGATTGTGAAATCTCGTGATTCTGATGTGGCGGTCGTGATCTGGCGGGGCGCTGTGTTGGTTTTCATTATATGATCCTCCATAAGGCAATGTTTCGTTTCGGTACGCATGAGATAGCAGAACCAAAACCGATTCGCAAGGTATTATTGACAGAAAAACACTGCGATGTTAAAAATTTATTTGTTGCAATATCAAAACAAGGTCTATATATGTCCAAGAACTGCACATGCGCTGAGAATTGGCGGGCAATACCCAAGGAACGGCGTATTATTATTGAAGAACCGGGAGCAGCGACGTTCGTTGGCGGTAAAAAAACCGTTGACCGTTCGAAAGTACACGTATATGATCGGGACTGTCCTGTCCACGGTTATCAGGAGATTTTGGATGAATAACCACCCACAGGTTGAGGGATTTCTCAGCCAATACGATGATTTAGCAATAGCCGTTATTGACGATCAACGTCCCAACACCCATGCGGATATGGAGATGTCCAACGCGGAAATGGCAGTCGAAGCCTGTAACATCATGGAATGGGGAGAATTCGACCTTCTATATCAATTTCCTTTTGAAGAAATTTACAACGTTGGCTCGGTTTCTCAAATTCTGGCTTACTTCTACGTTGCGCACCTACGTCTAGATTTGTTCAACTCTGCGTCGATCCAAGATATTGGAGATCGCGAATTCAACCGTCACGCTCGTGCTTTTTCTGAATATTGGTACATGAAATTGCGTGACAAATATGACGCACTAGTCGCGGATGTACCTGTAAAACATATCTGGATGAACTGATGGCTAAGGTTTCTGACAGTGGTCTAGAGGATTATCTCGCATCTGCGCGAGACATGTCCAACGGGACTATGCCAATGACTGTAGTGGTAGAGAACCATCAAATAGATGACGCCAATAAATGGTTAAAAGGCAAGCGTAAGGTTAAAGAATTGACTTTGATGACGCGTAGCGACCACGACGCATTGAAGAAAAGTCGGAAATAGGACTTGCGAATCATCTGTGAAATCCATATGTAACTCTTACAAAGATTAATATTGGAGGCCCAGATGGCAGATAAAAGAGCCCACACAGTTACCGACAAAGACTTGCCAGAACTGCTGCGAGAAGTTACCGACAGCGCTGACAAGCCCGAAATCATGCGTGCTGTGTTTATGCTTTCGTATTATGCAGGACTTCGTGTGCAAGAAATAGCTGGCTTGGAATGGGACAAGAATTTAATGTCCGCTCCAAACAGATTCATGATGTCAGAAGCGCCTGACTACACCCGCAGCGGTAATCCCAAAAAGAATCCAGACGGATCACTCGTTATGAAGCAAGTGCCTTCTATATTTATTGGCTCCGGAATCGGTAAATACAGCACCGAACGTACAGTGCCGATGAATAAACAGTTGCAATCTGCGTTGGGGGATTTATACGGTGTTCGAAATACAGAGACTCCGTTTGTGGTTCCAAGTGGGCGAAATGGTAGTTCTCAACGATTGAAGCAACGGGCCAACGCTTTGAAGATGCGAATCAACCGCATGTATTCAGATTTGGGTCGTGTGGGTTTTTCTTCCCACAGTGGTCGTCGGTCCTTCATCACCCGTGGTGCACAACGTGCTAACGCCTTCGACAGCAGTTTGAAGGATGTACAGAAATTAGCTGGACACAAGCATCTGGTAACTACAGAAGCTTACATTGACGAAAGTGTTCACCAAGCCCGTCTTGTGGAAGGATTATATAAATGAGTGAAATATTTTTACAGCCTAAAGAAGGTTTATTACCGATTCACATTTCAGAAAATGAAATTCTTAATATGGAAGATGTGCATAACGGCCTCTACAGTATCTGGACCGGCATGAAAGGAACCGTATTTGTAGACATTGATGGGACTGTTGCTGATTTGACACATCGACGTGTATATGTACGCTCCACCCCAAAAAACTGGCCTGCATTTGAGCGTGCCATCCCAGATGATACTCCAATCCAATGGGTCATTGACGCTGTTAACCGTCTGTACGACGCTGGTTGGACTGTTGTCATGATGTCTGGGCGTAGTGAAACAAGTAAGGAAGTTACCGTTGAATGGCTGGCAAAATATGGTGTAAAATATCATGCTATGTACATGCGACGACAGTGGGAATACGACGAAAACGGTGAAATAAAGCTGACCCGTAAGGGTAAGAAGCTAGGTGACTATCGTCGGGACGATATCGTCAAGAAGGAATTACTTGGTGTCGCCCGTGCTGATGGGTACGATCCAGATGTTGTATTCGACGACCGGGATCAAGTTGTATCCATGTGGCGAAAACTGAGAATCCCAGTTGTACAAGTGGCTGAGGGGGATTTCTGATGAACGATGATACACGTGAAAATGCAATGACAACGGAAGAGCCTGAATGATTACGCCTGCTGCCGCCTGTTTAGCGATGGCAATCTATTTCGAAGCACGTGGAGAGCCTGAATTAGGGCAATACGCAGTTGCAGAAGTGGTTGTTAATCGTGAAGAAGACCCGGCGTTTCCTGACACCGTATGTGCGGTTATCTCCGAAGATCGGGGGCCGCTGTCGTACGACTGTCAATTTTCATTCATGTGTGATGGTAAGTCCGATTTTATACCGTCTAGTGCTGCGCGTGACAGGGCGGAACGTATCGCTGCTGAGGTGTTGGCGGGAGGTACTGACTATGCCAAGGGTGCTACTTATTTTCACGCAGGCTCCGCTCCAAGCTGGGCTCGTGTATTTAACTTGGTGGCAGAATATGGGGCACATAAGTTTTATAGCCCTTGACCAAAATTGTTTAGCTAGTTAGAAATAACTCAACAACGAATCAAACGGAGGTTACATCATGAAATTCACTATTTATATCGTTTCTACTTTTGCGGCACTGTGGCTTGCAATTCAAACTGGCAACTTCTTTGCTTGGTGTCTGCTTATTTCAGTGTTCCTGTCTCCGATCATTATTAGCTTGTTGAATGTTGCAAGCAACGATGATGATGCGTTAGAGTACAACTAATGTCTTTGTTTCCAGAAATATTCGACATTGATGACGTGTTGCCGTACATCGATACCACTTCATTTCGTGTGATCGAAAAAGATTGTGGGCACACTTACATCAACTACACTCAAATGGGTAAGCACACCTTCCCATCACTGTATGTGGATTGTTCCGACGATGAATTGATGAATGGTCCTGATCTGTCTCCCGACGAATGGGATCGGCGTGCAATAGTCCGCCGAGAATGTCGCGGAATTGCGTTCAACACAGACACCGGCATCCTCGTATCCCGTCCTTTTCACAAGTTCTTCAATGTAGGAGAGCGTGAGGACATGACTGTACACGAACTGAACTTCAATCGCCCTCACGTGGTGATGGACAAGGTTGATGGTTCAATGATTCGCCCTATTCCTACCCTTGATGGAATGCGTTGGGGAACCAAAATGGGGATCACTGACACTGCGATGTTGGCGGAAACTTGGCTTGTGGATCAAGACAAGTATGTTGAACTAGCGTACCACTGTATCGAACAAGGGATTACACCGTTGTTCGAGTATGTGTCCCCTGAGAACCGCGTGGTTGTGGACTACGGAAACCGCAACATGACCTTACTGGCGGCGCGTGACAAGGTAACCGGAGAATATCTGGCACAAACTTTGTTGGAGGCTCTTGGTAAGCGGTTTGATATTCCTGTTGTAAAGACTTACGACTCCGTTACAGGTTCTCCGTCTGAATATGTGAAATCGGTTCGGAACAGTGAGGATTTCGACGAAGGTATTGTTGTGGCGTTCCCAGACGGACAACGGGCGAAAGTCAAAACCGAGACTTACAGTATCTTGCACAAGGTAAAAGAGGCGCGACGCACCGAGCGTACTATGGTCACTGCAATCTTTGATGGAAAGATTGACGACCTCCTTCCGCTTCTTCCAGAGGATGAAGCCAAACAGGTTATGGCCTACAACGACCGTCTATATGCCGCCGTTCGTCGCCTTGCTGATGATATCGATTCTATGTGGGGTTGGTCTGTGCAAGAGTTTTCTGCGAAGAAAGACCTTGCAATCGGAACCAAAGACAGTCATACCCAATTGGAACGCGGCGCGTTGTTTGCATTGTGGGACCAAAAAGTTGACAGTCCGTACACTTACGCAATGCAGATCGTGACAAACGCTCTGTCATCTGAAACTAAGTGGGAAGAAATGAAGCAGAACATCGCCATGGCGACAAATCTGTTTGATTTCACCACCCACTGGAACTTAGTAGGAGACGACTAATATGCTTGAACAAATTCAACACCCCGGCCCTATTGCTGTCGTATTGTGCGGTATGCCGGGTGCAGGGAAAAGCACTGCCTCTGGTAGCTTCTTCGAAAATTACGTCTACCTTTCTACTGACGCAGAAATTGAAGTTGTTGCTGAATGGAGTGGAAAGACATATGATGACGTTTTTGCAGAGCAAATTGGGCACGCCACCGCCACAGTGAATGATGAGTTTCGGCGGGCTACTCGTAACGGGTGGAGCTTTGTTTGGGATCAAACAAACCTGACCGTCAAGAAGCGCAGTAAAATCTTGTCACAGTTGCCAAAGGATTACTACAAGATTTGTGTGGTCGTTCAAACCGATGATGAAACTCGTAACGCACGTCTTTTGGCCCGTGTTGGAAAAACTGTTCCGCCTCATATTCTCAAGTCAATGAAGGAGAGTTTTGTTATGCCAACTATCGAAGAAGGTTTTGATCTGGTCAAGGTGATCAATACATGAGCACTATCGCGTACCGCGATGGTATTATCGCAGCAGACACACTAGCCTCAACAAACTACAAGACTATGGAAGGCGTTCGCAAAGTCGGTCGAACAAATAAATTTCTGTTCGGATTGGCAGGCCGTTACGCAAATATACACCGAGTATATCACTGGATCAAAGAGATCGAAAATGAGTGCTCTCCGCACGATTTTTACAAACACTCCGAAAAGCTAGATGCGTCTGGTTTGGATTGTACTGTAATTCTCGTAGAAGAGAACGGAATCATTTGGACTATGCAAGATGATGGCAACGTTTGTCAGGTGTTTTCCGATTACGAGGCCACGGGAAGTGGGCAAGAATTTGCTTTGGGTGCTATGCATGCAGGTGCCTCTGCCGAAGACGCTATCAAAGCAGCCAGTAAATTCGATGCTCACACCGGGGGTGTTGTTATCAACACAGTATCTTTTTCTGATATTGTCCACTCCCCTACCGATTAGTTGTTGACAGCCCGCGTCAGCGGGCTGTATATAAATTATGGCTAAAAAACTTACAACAGAAACATTTATCGAAAAAGCGCGTGCTGTGCACGGTGACCTGTACGATTATTCGAAAGTCGTGTACGTAAACACATACACAAAAGTCATAATCATTGATCCAGAGTTTGGGAAATTTGAACAAACCCCATCGAACCATTTACAAGGTAATGGTAACTCAAAAAGGTCAGGATGTGAAAAAATATCTCAGGAAGTTTTCTTGAAAAAATCGCGTGAGACGCATGGGGATACATACGACTATTCTAAATCTTTTTACAAAAACAACATTACTAAGATAAAAATAATAGATCCAATTTTTGGGGAATTCTATCAATTACCTACAAGGCATATGAATGGTTCAGGACATCCTAAAAGGAAAAACAAAAAGAATTTGTCAAAAGGAGAAATTTCTAAAAAAATTTACGACAAACACGGAAATAAATACACGTACTACAAAAAAACTTGGGGTGATCAGCTATCAAAAATTTTGATAGAATGTAACACACATGGTAAATTTAAGCAAGCGTTGCAAAACCACATCCGTGGTCAGGGATGCCCTAAGTGCGCCAAAAACGGCTCTTCTAAACCAGAACAAGCCCTCTTCGACCTCGTATCATCACACTGCCCTGACGCCATTCAATCAGATCGCACGATTCTGGATGGTAAGGAGTTGGACATTTACGTTCCGTGCAAAAATCTGGCGATTGAATACTGTGGACTGTACTGGCATTCGGAACAAATGGGTAAGGAAAAGTCGTATCATTTTGAGAAGTGGCATAGATGTCACAATCTCGGAATTCGTCTTCTGACGATCTTTGAGGATGAAGACCCTATCAAAGTAGAGAACGCGGTTCTGTCTGCCATAGGTATTCGTCCCAAAGGAATTTCGGCACGTAAACTGTTCATTAAGGAGTTGTCCACAAAGAATGCCACAGCCTTTCTGGAAGAGCACCACCTCCAAGGAAGTTGTGGTAAAAAAGTCACACTGGGGGCCTATGACGACGATGTCCTTGTGGCGGTGATGGCGTTCGGGGCAACGTCACGACAGTCTAAATACCCGTGGGAATTAAGACGATTCTGTACAGACGGTCGTAATCACCCCGGCGTTGCGTCAAGGTTGTGGAAATTCTTCTTGCGGAAGTATAATCCCGATAGTGTAGTCTCCATGTCAGATAGGCGATGGTTCTCTGGGGATATGTATTCTATCCTAGGATTCGAATGGGATGGCGAAGTCCGTCCGGACTATCACTACGTCAAAGGTGGGGAGAGGTGGCACAAGTCGGGATTCCGTAAAGACGGAATTAAGACACGTTTACCAGAATTTTATGACGAAAGTTTGACGGAACGGGAGATGATGCAGAACGCTGGGTATGGTAGGATTTGGGATTGTGGAAAAGATCGGTGGGTCTGGTGTTCTCAATAAAGATGAAACTAAACTCAAGTATCCCTTGTGCATAGTTTGATTCTAGTCTATGAAACCTTGAAATTAAATCGTAGGACCATAAATTGTCCTCACCATTTAGGAGAATATAATGAATTTTGATATGATAGTGGGTCAACGTCGCCTCTATAAACGTGGTGTCAAAGGCGAAATTCGTGTGTGGTTCATGGAACTTGGTGCTTTTGCCGAAGACCCGAAGAACATGGATGCAGGGCATCGTGTCGTGTCTGGTGTATTGCACGGTAAAGAGACGCGGGCTGGTTGGACCATTGGTCACCCGAAGAACGTCGGCAAGAAGAATGCGACAAATTCACATCAGCAAGCCGAGGCTGAAATTGCTGCTGAGTACCAGAAGAAACTGGATCGCGGATATTTCGAAGACATCGAATCAGTTGACAAAGTTGAATTCGTGAAGCCAATGTTGGCCCAAGACTGGGCGAAACGGGGACACAAAGTTGATCTGTCCGAAGGGGTGTTCGCACAGCCTAAGCTGGACGGAATTCGGTGTGTCGCACGTGCAGACGGTCTATGGACCCGCCAAGGCAAGAAGATTGTCGCGTGTCCACATGTTGAAGAAGCCCTCGCACCTATCTTTGCACGCAACCCAGAAATGGTGTTCGACGGTGAGTTGTATAACCACGACCTGAACGAAGACTTCAACAAAATCACATCAGCGGTGCGAAAGGCGAAGCCTACAGAAGCCGCTCTTGAAGAATCAGCCAAGCTGATCCAATATCACATCTACGACATGGTTGACGAAGATATTGTGTTTTCCCGCCGCAGCGCTGCATTGATGAATATGCTGGCACAAGACCCGGCTGATTGTATCAAAGTTGTGCAGACAAAGAAAGTCGAGACAAAGGAAACTTTGGACGCACTTTACGGTCGCTGGATGCAAGAAGGCTACGAAGGTCAGATGATCCGCGTTGACGTTGCATACGAAAACAAACGGTCGTCGTCCCTGTTGAAGCGCAAAGAATTCATCACAGAAGAATTCCCAGTCAAGGCTATTCACGAAGGTGAAGGTAACTGGTCTGGTGCAATCAAGCGGTTCACGTTGGCACTTCCCAATGGTGTTGAATTCGGTGCAGGTGTTCGTGGTAGGTATGACGATCTTGCAGAACTGTTGCAAGGTACTCGCATCCCTAAATGGGCAACATTGCGGTATTTCAATCTCACACCTGACGGCGTTCCTCGTTTCCCTGTGGTTATCGACTACGGCTTCGAAGATAAACGTCCAGACTGATGCTCCCCATTATGAACGGAGAGAATTGATGCGCGAAAGTGATAAAAGGATGCTCGCTGGGATGACTGATCTCAGCGGCATTAGCCCCTCTGGATCACCCATGAAAGCTATTCACAGTGCAGTAGAACCAGTTGAAGGTAACCGTGCTGAGCGACGTGCGCGTGTGTCAAATAAGAGACGTAAAAAACAGAAGTTCACCCCAAAAGATAAGTAATAGACCACGTGTCTCTTGCATACGCCGAAAAGAGTGGTAGGGTACGAATCGCACTAAGAGGACTTTACAAGAATGAAAATCAGCGAACTCGCAAAGCTTCTATTCACAGTAGACCAAGGATTCTACTTGTTTGACGATGCTGACGAAGTGGAAATCTCCAACGCAGCACAGGCTGATAGTGATGAACTGCTTTTGCAAATGCCAGACATGCGCCTCGACTTGCAGTTTGGAGACACAGTTTGGGCGGTTGCATCATCAACCCTTCCCATCGAAGAAGCAACCGTACGCGCCGAGAACGGCGACGAGGTGTTTGGAATTTACGTCCTGCACGATCCTGTTATTCCAAAAGAAGTTCCCGAAGCTTTCGATGCGGACATTCCCGTTGGTGTGGCATGGAAATTCACAGATCAAGATACCGATTATCACGAGTTTTCTGATCTACTTGCTCGCGTCAGCGAGGTTGTTGAAGAGGAAGTTGATGATGTTGAGGATACTGTGGACGAGGTACCGGTTTCGGTTCCTGATGTGGATGAAGACGAAGGAGGAACAACGCCTCCTGCGGAAGATAAGGACGAAGTAGATGACGCCGTTCCGATGATGAACGACGCGGAAATTCTCGGTGCTGATCATCCCGAAATGCAGGAACTGTTGCAAAAGCCTTTCACTTTTATGTCCGGGAACATGTACGGTCAAAAGGATCGTCGCAACACACAAGACGGTGATTGGGTTCGCACCGAAATGTCTCTCCTTGCTTGGATGCTTGGACAAGACAAGAGCAAAAACTCTTGGGGCCTGACCCGTCACCCAGAAGCCAAAAGCAAAGAAGGGTCTTCTTTGGTCCTTGCTTCCGCCATTGGCGGTGCCCGCAGGGACGCTGCCATTGAAACCATGTCTTGTATCGGTCTCGACATTGACTCCGGTGCTGCGCTGGACGATGTGATTGCGAAGCTTGAAGAACTGAACCTATTCTCCATTGTATACACGTCATTCTCGCACGGTAAGTCCACACTGGTGTTGAAGCACGATGACATCATGCGCAAGCTTAAGTTGGATGAAAGCCCGAACCGCACACAAGTTCAAATCTACATGCGGGAACACCACAAAGACCGCTACGACGAATCTTTCATCAAGAACATCGAGATTGAGGAAGCCCGCAAGCAGACCCCGGACGGATTGCGTGTTATTTTGAAGACACCACCTTTGGATAAATTCCGGGTGATCATTCCTTTGTGGGAGTCCGTGAACCTTGCGGACCTTGCGCCTACTGTGACAGGCTGGAAAGATATCTGGGCTGATGCTGTTACCGGCGTTGCTGTAAACATGCTCGGCGTCAACTTCGATGCTACATCTTGCGACGTGAACCGTCTGTTCTTCACCCCACGGCACCCAGCAGATGCCGATGACTGGTATTGCTGTGTTGTGCAGGGACGTCCGTTGCGCTTTGAAGAAATTGAACCGTCTTCTAAGAACCAATACGTCAAAAATCGCGATCCCGGTGATCCCTTTGCGATGGGCACAGACCCGGACGGCGAACTGCGTGAGGTGTTTCAAACCGCCTGCGGTGTAAACCTCAACCAGTGGCACAAAACGCACAAAGATCGGTGGCTTGCTGCGGACGTTATCGAGACGTTCTGCGCAGACAAAATTCGTGTGTCCGGCGGTGAGAAAGTTGGCACGGTTCACCTTGAGTGTCCGTTCGAACATGAACACTCGTCTGAGGGTGGTACTGCCACCATGGCGATGAACCCCGACGCAAACAGTGAGCACGGTTATTGGACAGTGTTCTGTAAGCACGATTCGTGTCAGGGTCGGGACAAGTTGGAATTTGTCAAGCAGATGATCGACGATGGTTGGTTTGAAGCTGAGGTTCTGTACGCCGAAGAATGGAATCTGGGCGAAGCGGACGCTATCGAAGAGGTTCTAGAAGAGGAAACCCCCGAAGAGAAAGCGTTTACCCCTGTAGAGCAAGCGGCAAAGTTCACAAAAGAATCGTCTGACGAAGAAATTCTAAAGTTCATGAAAAAGCAGTTGAAGCTTAAGGCTGACACTGGTGTTCGTGGTGGCATTACAGAAGTTCTCGCGGCGAATACCAACCTCGGTAAGTCTGACCTCAACCGCTTTTGGAAGCAGTTGATCTCTGAGCAAGATCAGAAAGCCCGTGAAAAGGCTTCTGAAAACGACGCCACGTCTTCTACGGTACCTATCGTTAACGATTGGGACTTCGATGAAATGGTTGAGTGGGGCAATAAGCGCATCCAAGACGTGAACGCAAAGAACCCTCGCCTGTTCCACTACATTGACGACGTTGCGCGAATCGAAGAGACCGCTGACGGTATGCCTCGTATTCGGATGCTGGCAGAGAAAGAGTTTGCGGCAGAGTTCAACGATTTCACAACGTGGCTTAAGGTCACTTTCATGGGAGACGTAGAACGCCGCCGTAAGGTGCCTGCTGACTTGGCAGTCGTGTCTCACCTGTTCCACTCTGCACACACTGTGTATCCGAAACTTCGGGGATTGGTGACCACGCCAACGTTCTCACGCAGTGGCGAAATGATCTCGACACCGGGCTTCCATTCCAGCGGCCTCTATTACTGGAATACGGGAAACCTCGACGTGCCATCAGTCAGTGATGCTCCATCCGAGGAAGAGGTGAACGAAGCTAAACGCCTTCTGGTTGAAGAAGTCTTTGCCGACTTCCCTCTGGGCGGATTGGTTCGGGATGAGATTGTGAAAAAAGCGTTGCACGGCGAAGGTGTTCCTGCGGTCACAAACCTGATCTCGATGGTTCTGCTGATGTTCTGCCGTGATATGGTTGCCGGTCCTACTCCGGGACACCTGATGACAAAACCGTCACCGGGTACTGGTGCGTCTTTGCTTGTTGACGTTGTGTCCTTGTTGGTTAATGGTGAAGCCACAGCGGCTTTGTCTATCCCATCTTCGAAAGAAGAAATGCAGAAGACACTTATCACGATCTTGTCAGACGGCAGCAACATCATCTACTTCGATAACATCGACCAAAGTATCGACTCTGGGGAACTGGCCTCTGCCATGACTTCTCCGAAATACAAGGCACGTCAATTGGGCAAGTCACAGTCTATCGAGACTGAGGTGCGTGCTGTGTTCATGCTGTGCGGTAACAACGTACGTATGTCCCCAGAATTGATCCGGCGTCTTCTGATGATCGACTTGGATGCTAACATGGCTAACCCAGAAAAGCGCTCCGGCTGGCGTCACGAAGACATCAAAGATTATGTTCTGAAAAACCGTGGGGACTTGGTTTGGGCATGCTTGACGCTGATCCAGAATTGGGTCGCCAAGGGTATGAAAGGGGATAGCTCCGCAATTCTCAACTCATATGAAAACTGGTCCCGTGTTATGGGTGGCATTATGCGCGACGCTGGTATGGGCGGTTTCTTGGCTAACCGTGACGAGCTTAAAGAACGTGCGACAGATGGCGGTGAAGACGATATCACCCTGTTCCTTGACGCTTGGTGGAACCAATTCATGGTCACACCTGTTCTTCTTCGTGATCCTAGCGACAACGTTGGATTGATCGACATGGCACTGGCTGAGGACTTGTCCCTGCCGGTTCGTATGAAGCGCTCAGTAGACGATACATCGACGTATGACCCCAAACGCTTTGCTGAGTTCCTTGGCAAGTATGAGGGGCGCGTGATGCCGCTCACAGACGGCACAGAGGTACGTGTGGTGCGCGGTAAGAGGACTAAGAAAGGCGTTTTCTGGCAGCTTGAGGTCATCAAGGAAATTGAAGACGCAGAAATCGTAGGGAACGTAGAAGTATAATGGCTAAAAAACTTACAAAAGAAACATTCATCGAACGCGCCCGCCCTGTTCACGGGGATACGTACGACTATTGTAAAGTTGTGTATGTGAATAGTAAGACCAAAGTCACAATTATTGATCCTGAGTTTGGAGAGTTTGAACAAACGCCTGCTGCCCATTTGAATGGCCAAGGAAATCCAGAACGCGGCCTTCTGTCTAGTGCTAACAAACGCCGGAGTTTCGAAGAAGAGTTCACTGAGAAGGCGCGTTCCGCTCACGGCGACACGTACGACTATTCCAAAGTCGTGTATGTAAACAATCACACTAAAGTGATTATTATCGATCCAGAGTTTGGAGAATTTGAACAAACGCCTGCTGATCATTTAAGTGGAAAAGGAAACCCAGAACGGGGTGCATTAGTTGGGGCGGACAAACGACGTAGTTCTAAAGAGGAATTCATTGCAAAGGCCCGTTCCGTTCATGGGGACCTGTACGACTATTCCAAATCCGTTTACAAAGGTGCACACATTAAAGTGATCATTATTGATACTGAGTTTGGAGAGTTTGAACAAACGCCTGCTCACCATTTGAGTGGATGTGGAAACCCAAAACGTTCTCCTACTCCACACGGCTCTCTCCTATACGTCATCGAAGTGGAACAGGGCCTAGAGCATTTCGCCAAAGTCGGAATTACAACGGTGTCAGCAGAAAAACGGTTTCCGAAACTATTTGGGGCAATCACAACGCATTACATACACGACTTCGAAGACCGTGTTCGGGAAGTGGAAAACGCCGTTCTAGGTCACGTGAAAGAAATGAATGGAATGCAACCAGCACAATGTCTTGAAAGCAATGGCAGCACCGAGTGCTTCAAACCGGCACTTATCCCGGAAGTCTTAAACTTTTTGGAGAACTATAATGGCTAAGATTACTGTGCCTTCACGGCCTGATCGTATCCGTATCGCTGATGGCGACTGGGAATATGGTCAGGCCAATTCTATTTGTGGCGACTGTGGTTGTCGTTACGATGAGCACGTCCGGGTTCCGGGCTACACGTGGTTGCGTCGCCTCTGCGACGGCATTCTGGTGAAGATATGAACGAAGCATCTGACTTCTACACACAGGACCCCATGGATATACGCCCTGAGAGGAAACGTCCGTACCGTCCAGACGCCAAGCGCGTTGATGAGGGCGACTGGTACCGTGCGAGCGGTGATTGCATCTGTGAGGTCTGTGGTTTCCCGTACTACGATCACCAGCCTGTGACGGGGTTCAGGTGGCTTTTAAAGCTATGCAACGGCGATCTGATCAAACCATAGTTCTTTGATCGAATGTGGTCCCATACAAGAGCCACAATCCCTACATTCACGTAAATGAAGAATGTAAATGCGGCCAAGCCTAGATGGTATCCAAACCTTACAGAAACAATATTTAGGGACCCTACCGATGCGTCGATAGGGTCCCTTTTTGTTTTGTCGATACCTCATTGTTCTTCCATCTCTCGAACGGCACGCTTTACATCTGTCTCAAAGTTTTTCAATGCCCGGTGGTCCGAAGGGGTGCTTCCTGTAAAAAGCTTTCTAGTTTGTCCATTCAATTTTAGGATAAAACCGAAATGACACCCCTTTCGTCCTGCAATATGTTCGTAATCTTCGCAGTGTTTTTTTAACTACATTTTCAACCATTTTATGGTGTTGTTTCTTTCCCATGATATTGCCTATCGTTAGTCGTGAAAAAGGCCCGCGTTAGCGGACCTTCTGATTATGTGTTTGTTCTGTCAATCTAAATCGACAAACCTTATTTCAATTCCGTTTTCAGAAATGGCAGTAAACTCAAGCGCTGACGCACCTTCTGATACAGCATAAGCATCCGACCATTGCTTCGGTCCATGGTCCCAACACACGAGGTATCCCTGCTCACCGTCATCTGGAGTACGCAATAAAGCTTTTCCGCCGTACGTTTTGCTGGCCTCATGTATACTAGCCCACAATGCCATAGCAGCATCGTGTGCAGATGAAAAATGATCAACTCGGGTCAGGAATATGTCTTCCGTTCCCACGTCGTTTCTTACAGAAATCATAGCTATCCTCCGGATTGTTTTCCTACATCTTCGGCAAGCTTGTTCCGACGATGCGTGAATTTCGATTCTTGTTCTGGTGTCGCATGGTGAATCAAACACCAATCGGAAAGCTGGTAATACATGACAGCCTTCTGTTCATAGTGTTCAATTGTAATGTTGCCGATTTTTTCAATCTGCTTCTGGGTGCAAAAGATGCGAACAGGGATCACACGATCCTCGTACATCTCATCATTGTTCACCCATTGGCCTTTGGCTGGCTTTAAGATAGTCAGACCGCCTGCTACTGTCCTGATCCTTTTGTCCCATTCTCGGTGGTGTCGTGTACGTACAGGACGTGCATCGTTCCACTGGCAAGGTACGAGAATTTCGTAAAGTTGGGTCTGTTCAGTCATCTAGTATCTCCAATATTTGCTCAGAAGACAACGCACCTACTGTTGGGTTCTTAGGATGACCGTCTTCAAATAACACGAATAGAGGGATGCCACGAACACCATATTTTTCTGGTGTATCGGGATTTCCGTCCAGATCGAATGTGGCAAACCGAATTCTATTTCCTGCACGACCTGCTGCCGCAGCAAATTCTGGTTCTGCTAATTTACAAGGACCAGAAAATTCTGCATGAAACATCACCATAGTAGGCATGTCATCATTCAGATATTTCTGAAAAGTTTTATCTGAAAGTGCAATCATTATCGATTCGCAATCCAACCTTGTGCCGAGTCTGCCAGACCCTGCGCTTGATTGATAATGGCATTACATGTAGATGGTTCTACATAAACCACACCAGCACCGATTACAGCCCCAATGATCATGAATAGAATGTTTCGTATCATATGGTTGTCCTCCGATTCGTTTCAATTGGGATGATCATATGGACATACAAGTATGGTGTCAACAAAATAAAAGCCCGCAATACTTGCGCATTGTGCAAGCGTTAGCGGGATTTTTTTACATCAACGATGAGCCGCGTCCTGTTCGAAGAAGGGACGAGGTTTGCTGCTGTCGTTCCATGTTTTGAATAATGAACTGTGTTGCGTCTTGAATTGCAAGGGCAAAGATGTCAGCAAATTCTGCCACCGCTTCTTGTCCTCGGCTTGTGGTAGGATCAACTCCTAATTCGGAAGATAATTTACGGATTATCGGAACAACAATATCTTTTTGAGCCTCTGCAGGCAGTCCGCGCATTGCCGCCATAATTTTCTGAAATGGGATAAGCTGCAGCGCATTTTCCAATTCAAACACTTCAAGGAGTGTATTTCGAGATGCTACAAATCCTTCTGAGATAATATCTTCAATACGTTCTGTCATAGTTTTCTTTCATAACTTTGATTTACCAAGGGCTGTTAAGGCCCACGCATTTGTCATGTCCCTACGTTTGGGATCAACAAGCCGAATGGCTCCAAGTGCCCGAAGACGTTCCGCAATTCGACTATCTCCGCATGGCATCCTACGATGTACTGCTTCTGAAACATCTTTAAGGACATTACGCCCGCGCACGGTAGATACCATACGGTCTATGTCATCCATAGTGAGTCTTTACCAATGTGTCAAGTGATTCTTTTCCGGAAATGGCTTCGGTAACTTTTTCGTCAAGACTTTCGCGTGTATCCGAACCAGCTACGCATTCCCACAAGATTTCATAAGGAACGCCAGAAAAGAATGCATTACCAATTGCACTTCCTATGTAATCGTAATCTGTAATTTGTAATTCAGCCATCAGCTTACCTCGTCCATTGCTGCGATCATCAAGCCCTCTTGTGTCGCCCTTAGATCGGTACTATACCAATACTGTTTTGCGGCTGCAAGAGCTTTTCCTAGATCAGGTCCGGGCTCCAACCCATGATCCAAAAGGTCTTTGGAAGTAAGTGGCATTATTGCAACAGACCCCCGTTCGACGGATGCATCAGAATAACCACGATTAGCCAGCAAGCAGCCAGAGGTTGCTGCACTCTTTCCGTATTTGTGGGCTAGAGCGCCCCGTGTCAATTCTATTTCCAAGGCAGCTTGTCCGGCAGCTTTGATAGCTTTGCGTTCCACGTTTGACATAGGGAAGTTTTCGTATGCGCCAAATACTGCGATATACCGGGCAACCCAGTCTGGTTCTAATTGGTATTTGCGTTCAGATTTCAAGACACTTGAAAGCTGATCGCCAGCACAGGCAAAACCGAAAGCCTTCAACAGACCTGCAGCTTCCATCTGCCACAAAGCCTCGGCAGGAGAATATAGCTTAAGAATTTTCTTGAACTCATCCCAAATACGCTCGTTTGCGACTTTATTTATAAGCCCCCACACGCCTTGTTGACAGGCGTTGAACGATGTTTTTTCAGGCGCACCGCGTCCAAACCGGGCATAGAATCGAAAGAACCGAAGAATACGCAAATAGTCCTCAGAAACACGCTCGCATGCCGATCCTACGAATCGTACAAGGCCTTTACGAAGGTCTTCTATGCCAGTTCCAGTCGGATCAAACACGTGACCCCAACGGTCCATATACAGAGCATTAATGGTGAAGTCGCGGCGTTGTGCATCTTCTTCCATGGTGTCTGCAAATTTCACCACGGCCCGTCGTCCATCTGTGTCAACATCACGCCGGTAAGACGTGACTTCAAAAGTGTGGTCGTCGTGTTTTACAGTCCATGTTCCATGCGCCACGCCGGTGGGGTACAAGGAGAACCCATCTTCGGAAACAAACATATCACCGTCGCCGGTCCATGGTTTTGTGCCGAACATTTTAGGCAGATCGTGAGGGCGGGCGTTCGTGGCTAAGTCAATGTCCGCGCAGCCCTCCCCCAACACAGCGTCACGGACACACCCACCAACACAATAGACTTCAAAGCCTTGTGTGGCGATGCGTTCCATTACAAGTTGCAAAGAACGTTCGCGAAGCCAGTCAGGGGATAGTTGCATATCAGTTCCTTCCGCCGTTCAGTAGTTGCTTCCATGCCGGTTGTGAATTGGTATCACGAAGCATCACCAACATCCATTCAAGAAAATCATTGGTTTTCGGTGCACGTTCTGGAAGCTCAGAGAGTCCTGTACCCAACCCATCGGCGGGTATAATAATCAGGTGACCCTCGTCTCGTTTTTGGAACGCCTTTCGGAAATCCTCAGCGATAATGCGACAGTTGTGTTCCAACTCTAGATCGGAAAAGAATGCATTACTTCCAGACGTCGGCGTAAGCTTGGTGGCGATGCCAATGGCATTGGGCTCGCCGCGCATTGCCCC